TCATTTCTTTTTCTTTTTATCTAGTCTCTTTTTAACTATCTCTCTAGTCCTATCCATTTTTCTTGCGTAAGCAGGATCATCTTTACGATTAAAATTAGCTTGTTGGTTTAATGAGCCAGTTATCTTACTCATATTACCTTTTCTTGTTCTAATTAACCAATTAGCTAACTTTTCTGCAGGTAATTCTTTAAACTTACCTTTTGCATCTGGTGCATTAGAATGATGAAACTTAAGCCTCTCTTCAACTAATTGTTGTAATAGTTCTTGTAGCTTCATTATTTTTCTTTTTTACCAAATCTTTTTTCATAAGCAGAAGTTGCAGCACTTTTCTTAGTCTTATACTTCTTAGTTTTAGCCTTATCTGAATAATCAGCATCCCATTTACCGTATGCCGAAGGATCATCAGACTTTAACTTTTTTACCCTATCAATTTCTTTCTTCATTGCTGCTGCATCTTTAGTAAGATACGCAGGATTAACTTTACTTTTCTTTTTTGCTTCACTCACTCTAACGCAATTAGGAACCATTCTGTTCCCTTTCTTTTTCATTCCTTGTTTTTGATATCCATCCCAACAAGCTTCTTCTAAATTATGTAAACCTAAAGCAATAAGTTTTTCATCAAAATCTATTTTGTCCATATCTTGAATGATATCTAAAATAGCATCAAGAGATGTGTCTGTTTGATCGGCAAAAGCTATTGATATTTCTCTTGCTTTATTAGGATTATCTTTGTATGCTTTGATTATATTTTGAACTCCCCAATCATTAAATCCCATTTCTGAGATTACTTCGCTTAATATGTCTTTGAGCTTAATCATTTATTTCTAATTATTAGTTCACCTAATACTTCTAATCTACCAACCTCTCTTTGAAACTCTGTCTGAGTCATATTAAGAGATATACTTTTATATGTCTTATCATATTCTTTTTTAGCTTCTTCTATATTAAATTCACCTTGTTTAGCTTTCTTATAATATGGAAGCTTAACTATAAAATGACTATAAGTAAGCATAGACAAACCACCTTTTTCTTTTGCATTGTTTGCAATCTTCTCAGCACCTTTCATTCTAGTTTCTGCAAACTCTATAAAAGATTCTTTTATTTCCTTTAAAATATCTAAAAGCTTTGTCATATGAATATAAATATCTGTCTATTAATTAAACTTGGAAGTTCATCATTCATCTATATATGTAAAAGTACTGGATCCAGCTGCTGACCACCTATCTGAATTTTCACAGATCCAGGTTTTAGTTGAAAATTTAAAATATGGAGTTTTTAAATCTGTGGAAGGGGTTTGTGACTGGTGCTTCCATAATATTCTATTATTAGGTTGGGCCGCAAACTGACCATTATCTAATTTAATTATATTAAATGATTTGTGTTCATTTGGTGTTTCTGACCAAGATACATCTAATTCATTTGGATCAGAAGAACACGAATCTATAGTAAATAAATACTGCCCAGGAGCCTTTGACTTATCTTTCATTATTACTTCACAACGAGCATTTCTTAATCTTTGTTTTTTTATAACAGATATATTATATGAAAAACAGTCCCATAATTGTAACCAATCTAATGGATATATATTATTTTTATCTATATCTGTCTTCCAAACAAAAGCATGTATAGGTAGCTTATCATATAAAGCACCATAATCATGCAAGAAAGATTCAAAATATAAAGCTTGGTTCGGGATTGATTTAGTTGTTATCCAGTGAGCTGACTCGTATTCATTTTCGCCTAACAACTTATTTTTACTATCTTTAGTAAAATCGTATAAAAAATCTTTACGTATAAAAACTTCTATTGGTGGTATACTAGCTACTAAATAAGCCATTATTTATTAAGTATATAAATTAATTTAACTGATTACCACTTCCTACATGACCAATATCTAGCTTTCCATCTTGGTCCAGGATTAGTATCACAGTGATGTCTTGCTCTAAAACTTTTTCTTCTTTTAGGATTTGATTTTTTAATCTTCATATTAGGATCACCGAAGTTAACCTTAACAATATTTCCTTTATTATTCTTTACATATACTTTAAACTTCTTAACATCACCTCTCATAGGTTTTCCAAGAGGCACTTTACGTCCTTGATATTCTGCTTCTTGTAAAGAATTTATGTGCTCTCTTATATATTGAGCCAAACATTGAGGACAGAATTCTCCTTCATTTAATTCTTCTCTAACTAATTTTGCTGCCATTTTTTGTCCTGCATCTTGTTTCATAAAAGCGTCTTTATATTTTTCTATAGTACTTTTTAATGTATTATATATTGTAGTAGCGCCTATTCCTATTTTTTCTAACCATTGTTTTAATGTAGAAAATCCACCAGTAAAAAAACCTTCTAATGTTTCTATTGCCGCATCAGATAAAAAATTTTTTAAATATGAAATAACTTGTTGTTTAATATTTTCTTTAGTTAAATCTAAATCTTTAAATTTATCATAAAAAAACTTAGAAACAGTTGTAAACCCTATTGCAGCTATTAATTTTGAAATAGGATTAGAGATTTTTTTTACTTTAGATATTAAATTATTAAGTAGATCTTGTTGTCCTATTTTTTGTAAAATATCATCTATACTTTTTTTAATATCACTATTAATAAAAGTTCTTAGTAAAGAATCTGCAAAATTAATTGATAATTTATCATTTATAATTCTGTATAAAGTAGAAGCAAAATCTTTAAAATCAGTAAATCCTTTTAAAAAAGTATCCTTTATTTCTCCTGCATATTTTTTTATAGAATCTAAAAAATTTTCGTACAATAATTGTCTTTCTATAATAAGAATAGATTGTTCTTCTGTAAAAGAAATACTTTCATTTAAAGATATATCTATTCCTAAAACATATTTAATATGATTTCTAGAAAGATTATGCATTATTTTAAATTCTTGGTCCTATTATTAAATAAATCTAAAGCTGCTTTTATATGAACTGCAAGAGATCCTTTACCTAATTTATTAGTAATAGCATTTAATATAGCACTTAAATTTTGTACTTCAGCTTTATCTATACCAGGTATTTTTGGTAAATCAATTGATTTTTGTCTTAAGTCTCTTTGGAATTCTGGTGTAGTATCTATAGGATTTGCTGCATTATTAGCTGGCCCTAGCTCTTCTAATTCTTGTTGCCCTCCTACTAAAGATTCATAATCTTTCATAGAAAGAGACATTCCTGATTGGGATAATTCAATAGCTTTTTGTGCTACATTATGAAGATCCATATCTGATTTTGCATCTTCTCTGGCATATTCTAAAAGTCTAATAAAAAGAGGTATATCTAAAACTACTTTATCAGTAGGATTAAATTCTTCTTTTAATTTATCTTTTTTTTTGCTTTCATTATTTAATCCCTTTTCTAAACCTTTACCGGATGTTTGTAAGGCACCTAATAACTCTTTTGCTTTTTCTTCTCCTACAATTGATATTATTTCCTTTTCTATATTTTTTATTAAATCACCAGAACCCTCTCCCCATGTAGGAGGTAGTCCTGCTCCACTATAATAACCACTTCCGCCCTCTGCTTCCCACGCACTATAATCATTATTGTATTTTTTATTTATAGTATCTAACCAACCTTTAATTTTATTATTATTTTTTATTTTATCTAGTGATTCTTTATTATTATCTAAAATATTTTTTGCTTTTTCTACTGCTTGTAATCTTTCTTGATCTTTTTTAGCCTGCTCTTTTTCTTCTTGGTCTTTTTGGTTAGCAATAGCTATTTGTTTTTTTTTATTCTTTAACCAATTTACTCCCATTCCTAGAGTCGCTCCTAGTGCTATAGTACCTAACACACTTTCTTCTAAACTCTTTTTTTCTTTTTTCTTATCTTCTGCTTTCTCGGTGTTTTTCTTACTTTTCTCAACTCTTTCCATCTTACTCATAAGATCGTCAATTTGAGTAGCTATTTTAGCAATTTGTTCTTTATGTTGAGAAGCATTTTTAGGATCTTCTTTAGCCATTTCAACATGCTCTTTACGCTTTTTTTCTAGATGATCAATAGTCTTTTTTAATTTATCACCAACTTTACCTTTCTTTTCTTCAAGAGATTGAACTTCTTTACAATACTTATCATATGCTTCTGCTGCTATTTCTTGTGCTTGGGTAGAATCTGCAGTAACACCTATAACATCTTCCATGTTAACATTTAAAGGAGCAAGTCCTTGTAATGGATTTAATTCTTTAATTAATCCAGCCGCGTCAAGGTTATCTACTGGTCTAAGAACTACGTACATTTTTGTAGGATCGTAATCTTCTTTTTTTACTTTTTTAGGAAGTCCTTTATGTTTAGTTGATGCAAAGTCTTTTACATCGCCTTTTTTCATTGATTTAGCCATTTCTTTTGCTTTTCCTGATGCTTGTGATGGTTTCATATCTCCTTTTTGAAGGGCGTGAACTATGCCCATTAATTTCTGTTGTTGTTTAGATGCTGCTGGCATACTATATAGATTTACTAATAAATATCTGTTTTCCTAAACTCCTGTATCTTTTCTTTTAGCTGTTTATATATAACAGTCTTATCTCCTCCTTGCCAACTTTCAATGTCTCCTTGTTCAGTTACAAATGTATCTTTTTCCTCAAGCCATGAATCTAAAGCCTGTTCAAACTCTTCAAGGCTTGCATTCTTATTCATATTAAGAATATTCTTTTCATATTCTTTATATTTGCCTTCAAGCTTAAGTTTAGCTTCCATATCAATAACACAGTTCAAACACGTTTTATGTACTGAATACATTTTTTTATTTAGTTCATCTGCCTTCATAGGCTTCTTACAACTAGGACAAGTAAGAGGCATAGATACAAGATGCTTAAACTTATCTAGCTTTGTAATAGACTGTTTAATGCCGTTTTTAATAGTCCACTTCTTTCCATTTTCTTCCCAAATATCTCCTTCTTTATGCTCTTCTATTTTACTTTCCCAACCTCCAAGTATTTGAGTTCTATCACCAGTTTTACCAGTAATAATATTTCTCATTCTTTGAACGTCGCTTTTTTTAAACTCTTTCTTTAGAGTAGAATCTTTTGGTAACATAACTATTTTATTCTAAATTTACTTAATATATCTTTTGTTTTATTAATATCTTTATGCATTATTGCAATACCGCCTTCTGCTTTCCATGGAGCTAGATTTGGCCAATAGTCATCTATTAGGATAGATCTTTTAGGATCAGTCTTCATTTCTGAATGCTTATTTCCTGTTTGAGCAAATAATATTTTACTAGGTTGAGGATTTAAATTATTTTGTATCCACATCTTTTTTCCTTCTTTAGCAAACTCAAATTTGCTTGGACTAGTTAAAATATAAGGATTATATTTACCTATAATAGACCATAATTCTTGGCCTCCAGGCATCCAATTCATTTTAGCCCAAAAGTCAACACCGGCTTTATTTACAGCCTCTTCAAATGCTTTGGCACCTTTTGTAGTGCGGTATTCTATAGGTGGAATTCCATAAAAATGTTCAAATCTTTCATCAAAATCACATAATACTCCATCCATATCACAATAGATTTGAATACTACCTTTTTGTTCTACTTCGTAGATTTGTTTAAGAGTAGGAAGAAGAGATTCATAAATAAGATCATTACTCTTACCGTAATCTCTCATCATTATTCCTGCTAAAGCATTAGCTTGATTTTCTATATTAGAACCAGTTTCTCCAGCATTATTATATAATTTACCAAGTTCATTTTGTCTATGATGAACTAATTCGTGGCATAAAGTTCTAAGTATATCGGCTAGATTTCTATTACCTATATAAACATCTAAGTGCCTTTGATTAGGATCATATTGTCCAAAACTTTTTTTTTCAGTAGCCCATTCACGGTCATTTAAAAACCTAATTGTAGGAAGTTGATCTATATCAAGTTTGTTTTTTACAAACTGTATAAAATCCTCTATTATTTCTTGTCTTTGTTCTGGTATCATTTCATTATTTTCAATAGTCTTCCAAACACGTCTTTTGCCACTCCCTTATTATATGCTGAGTCTGGAATAAACTTAACGAACTCTTCAAAGTTACCATCTTTAATTGTAGCTCTCATTTGAGTTGCAGATATTCTACCAAATTGTGCAGGTATAATTTGAGGTCTTATTTTATTAGGGAATCTTTTTTGTATAGAATCAAAATATCCTAATTCTGTTTGTTCTTCTTCACCCGATGCAACATACACTGGATCAATATCTGGGTTTTCTGCCATAAAAGAAAAAATGTCTTTTATAGGTGTAGACTCTTTAGATATATAGACTTCTATTTTAGGATTAGGTTCTGCTTTAAGATATTCTTGCCAAATATAAAGAGAATCTTGTGGAGTTATACCATATTTGGTAACATTAGATATAACAACATATACCTTATTAATATAATTTTGAGATGCTAAATACTTTGCAGCTTCAAAATGTCCTTTATGAGGAGGTTTAAATTTACCAGGGTAAAAACAAGGTCCTACATCTGGTGATGCTTCTTTTAAAATATCCTCTGCTATTTGTCTTCCTAGTTGTTCGAAATTAATCATGACTTAATAAATGATTTTGCTTTAGACACAACACTTGACATATCTTGAGTTTTTAATTCTTCTACTTGTTTTTCTATAGTATCAAACTGATTTGATAATATATCTATCTGTTTGTCAACAAGTGCTTTAGATTTTGCTATTTCTTCAGGAGATTTTTGTTTAGTTGGATCTTTTTTAAATGTAGATTTAAATTGACCAGAAGATAAAAGTTGCTCAAAAAATTCTTTTAGTTTATTAGATTTGTAGGCTTTTTCAAATTCAGCTACCATTTTCTTTTCCTCATCAGATACTCCTGTTTCTACTAAGTAAAAATTATCTCCAAACATTTTTTTATATGTATCGATATTCTTATATACATTATTCCAGCTAGAAAGTACTCCAACAGTAGGAACCTTTCTTTCTCTAGAAAAGTTACGCAGGAAACTAACTATAGGATTAGTATATACCATTACCATCATAATATTATATCCAGAATCTTTAATATTGTATATCCTGTCTACATTAGTACCGGTTGTATCATATAAAAAGTTTTTGTCAGATTGAATTGTTTGAGGAAGATCTTTTTTATCAATCTGAATAGACGCAGCTGATAGATTATTGTACATAGGACTATCTTTGTCTTCTACATACTTGTCTGCATTCAGCTCAATCCAGTCTTGTTTTTTTAAGTCAGGTCTAATCTGTTTAACAAAAGTGGATTTGCCGGCACCAGCTCCACCTGCCATTATAATAGCTTTTTTGCCTTCTTTTACTTCCAATAATAAATCTAGTAGCTTAATCATACTACCAATAAATATTAATCTGAGAGTTTAACAGTATTGGGTAGGGTAAGTAATTCGATCTCAGACTCTGGATGCATAATCTTATAAGTCTCGTATGTATGTAAGAACATACTAAAATATTCATCAACTGTCTTTTTTCCTTCAATTATTTCCCAACCTGCACCTTGCATTTTTTTGCCTGCCTTATCTGACCCTCTTTTAGAAGATTTGAGCCATATGATACCGTTACGATCCACTTTTTGGAGGTATCTTTCTTCATAAGCTTTAGTGTAGGCTGACATTTGTAAGTAGTAGCTTTCATGAATTGAGTTTGAAGTTTTAATATCTAAGAGCCATTTTTCTCCATTTATGTCCACCAATAAATCTAGAGTTCCAGAATACTTGTAAGTGTCACTAAACATAAATTCTTCTGATAGTAAAAGAGTTGGTTTATAGGTTGTCCAAAAGTCTGTAAAGCCTAAAATCATCTTCCATACATGGGTATGATAATTAACCTTACCATCTGGTTCTATCCATCTAATCTCTTCTCCTTTTAAGAATTTTTCTACGGCATTGTGGACTTGAGTTCCCTCATCGCCAGCGCGACGCATAACAATATCAGCATTATGACCCATGTCTTTAATCCAAGTTTCGAAAAAAGCACCTTTCGGAAAGTAGCCAAGAATTGTGGTAACAGAAGGATAAAAGACTCCAGGCGATCTTTGATAGTATCTAGCATCATGTAAAGTAATTTGTCTAAGTTCAGGATCAGTTTCAACGATTCTTTTTAAGAATTTGTCTCGATAGACATTCTTGTTTTGTTCGATCATATTAGTTGTATTTTTTTGAGAAGCAGGTCTCCAAAAGACAATGGCTTCGCAGTATGTAATAACTTGGTCATATTATTAAAACCAAGGTCAGAAGGATCTTTACCCTCTAATTCTATTAAATAAACTTCTTTCCCTAAATTAAGAAGATTTTGTGAATAATCTAGTGCTTCTTTAAGAGCATCTTTATCTAATGCCAAATATACTGTTTTTACTTCAGATTCTACTAATTTCATCATGAGTGACTGCGGAATAGTTTTTCCAAATAAAGGAATAGCATTACGTTTAATTGCAATTGCATCAAAAATACCCTCACATAAAATAACAGGAATAGACCAATTAACAAAATATTCTAGGCCTATAAGTTCTGTTTTATTACAACTAGGAGCATCATACTTACGAGAGGGATCAGGTTCAAATGATCTAGCAATAAAATAATTTACATTTCCATCTTTATCATAAGAAGGTACTATAATTCTATTTCTGTATCTTCCTGTTTTACAATATCCAATATTATACTTTTGTATGTCTTGAATAGATATATTTCTTTTTTTTAAATAAGCTAGAGCATGTCTACACTCAAGAGATTTATCTGGATTAGATAATGAAATAAATTCTTCTGGTAGGGTTACTTTATTTGGTTTAGTAGTATCAATCTTTGTATTATCTCCTTGAAAATAATTTTTCATTTCGATAATCTTTTCAGTAGGAGCGTCTACTTTTTTTAAGAGTGATACTGGTGTTTTACCTTTAGTAGCAGGATGGCAAGTCCAACAATTATATTGTCCAGACTTAATATTGACTATTAACTTAGGATTATGATGCTTACAAACTGGGCAATAGAATGCATAATCCATAGTGGTTTTAGATCCCTTTCCTTTACCAAGCACTGTTTCCAATAATCCTAATACAAGTAATTCTTTATCCATTTATCAAATATAAGACAAAAAAATGACATAAAAAAATATTTATTAAAAAAAATTTTTCTGTTTCAAATATTTGTTGTATATTAGTAAAACTAATGTCGTATACTCAGGCTCTATACCATAGCTTGGTTAAATTCCATGAGTGTGTTTTAGAATGGGTAAGTAATACGACTACCAGGAGTAAAGACCAATATATGCTTCAGGTATATAAAAATAGTTAGTAGTGAAAGCCTAAAATAATATCGGCCATATCCGACGGTTTAGTCCGCTAAAGGATTTTAGGTATAAACTACAAATAAAAAACAAAGTCAATTATACTCTAAAAAAAGGCTAAATACCTTTAAACTAGCTATTATGCAAGTAGAAGATTTTCAAATAGATGGAGATAAAATAACAGAAGAGCAATTGAATGCATTATATATTTACTTATCAATGACATTTGATACTATGAAAAATGAAGAAAAATATATGTGGTATCAAATAATGCAAAAAATAGATAAAGAATTTTATGATCAAGATTAAATTATTATTACTAGAAGGTTGTAGTAAGTGTGAAAAACTAAAGCAAGAATTAGGTAAAAATTACGTACATTATAATTATGAAGTTTGTAAATCGGATACCGAAATATGTGATTCTATTGAAAATTTAATAGGATGTTCTAACTATCCTATAGTATTAAAAATGATAAATGATAATTTTATAGAAGAAATTATTTATTTAACAGACAATTATGATGATGTAGGAAATACTATATCATTAAATAATAAAATTAAAGGAAAACCATTATACTCTATAGATCAATTAATAGATTACACATTAAAGTTGTAAATTCATAGTATGAAATATAAACAATTAATATTAAGGAAAATATTTGAATTAAATAATTTAATAAATTCTCAAAGAGCTTTAGTATCAACTGCAAGATCTCAAGAAGAGCTTCATGCTCAATTAGATAAAATAAAATCTAAAATAGATGAAATTGAAGTATTGATAAATAGTGAAAATGAATTTTAAATAAAAAATAAGTTATGAAAAATTTAAGTCCTGAACAAATGGCTGAAAATCTAGCCAAGTTTTATTCTTTAATTAATAAGTATATTTCTGGTAATAGGAAAGACAAACTTTTGGAAATGTACAAAGATATTGAAGAAACTCTTGCTACTTCTCCTGCTTCTACAAAAATAAGTCATCATAATGCTTTTGCTGGTGGTTATTTAGATCATGTTATTAGGGTTACGGAAGCGGCTTTAGTATTTGAAAAGGTTTGGGATAAATTTGGCCAGAACAAAAATTATACAACTGAAGAATTAGCTTTTTCAGCACTTAATCATGATCTTGGCAAACTAGGTACTAATGATGAACCAGTTTATATTCCTAACCAGTCACAATGGCATAGAGAGAATCAAGGTCTTATGTTTAACTACAATCCTGCTATAACTCATATGAGAATTGCGGAAAGAAGTTTATTCGTACTTCAGAAATATGGTATTCAGGTTTCAGAAAATGAGTTTCTAGCTATCAGACTTCATGATGGTTTGTATGAAGAAGCAAATAAACAATATTATATTACTTATAATAAAGATACAGAATTAAGATCTAATATTGCTTACATATTGCATCAGGCAGATTTGATGTCTAGTAAAATTGAATCAAACTAAAATTAATATATTATGACAACAGGAATTATAGCCCTTATAGTTTGGGCCATATCTATAGTAGGATATATAATTTGGAATTTATTCCAAAAGAATAGAAGACTAGAATCAATGGTTATTACTCAACAATTATTTATTGATAATATTAAAGATTGTATGAAGGAAATAAATACATGCGCAAATCAAATTGATTCTAAATTATGGGTGCAGTCTGATCCTGAATTTTTAAGCCTTATGGAAAATGTAAAACAAATGCAAAGTAGGATTAACGAATTTATAGAAGAATAATATGACTGATATACTAGCAAATGAGGAAGAGGTTCTTTTAACTAAAAAAGGTGAACCTAGAAAAAGGAAGCCTAAGACAAAAAATAACTATTTTACAATAGAAACTGAAGAAGCAATTCTAAGGTACAGGGCGGCCAAAAATCAAGCGGAAAGAAATAGAATATATAATGAAGATATTCACTACGGATTTTATAAATTAGTAGAAAATATTATTCATACATTTAAGTTTTATTATACTGAGGTTGATAATATAGAGGATCTTAAATATGAAGTAATATCTTTTCTTCTTCAAAAATTAGACCTTTATGACCAATCTAAAGGCAAAGCGTATTCTTATTTTGGAACAATTGCTAAAAGATATTTAATTATATATAACCAAAAAAATTATAAGAAACTTGTAGCAAAGGCAGAGATTGGAGAACAAAATGATGATGATGCATTATTAAATAGCATCCTTGTAAAGGAACCAGAACCAGAGCTAGATAAGCTAGACGTGGTAGAGCTTTTCATAAAATATGTAGATGACAATTTATTAGAATTATTTGATAAAACTGAGGAAATAAAGGTTGCTGATGCTATTTTAGAAATATTTAAAAAAAGGGAAAATATAGACATTTTTAATAAAAAGGCTGTCTTTATATATGTAAAAGAGATGGCTGACACTCAATCTAATACCATTACAAAGGTAATTAAAAAGCTTAAAAACATCTACAGAACTATCCTTAATGAATATCTTGAAAACAATGACTATTAATATTTATTCTAAAAAGTCATGGAACTTGATAAGGAAATATTTAAAGGTAAAACTATTGCCAATCTTGTAGAAGAGGTATACGATAAGCAAAAAAATCAAGATTCTACAATTAAACAGGAGATTATGAGGCTTGCCGACATGATTGAAACCCCTGGTGATGCCATTGTAGTTGTGCCTCTACTTAAAGGATTTATAGATTCTAGTTTAAAAAACGATGAGGTTCTTTTAAAATTACTTAATCTTTTCCAAAAAGCTGCTGAAAGTAAAAAAGCTGGAGATACTGAAGATTCTGGTATTCTTACTGAAAAGGATATTGAACAATTATTTTCTGAGGTTTCAACAATTAAAATTAAAGATCCTAAACAACTACCTAGCGTATAATGGCTAATATATTTTCAAATAATCCAACTGCGGAAGTTAATAACGGAGGTTATTATTTTCAAATAGGAAGAGTAAAGTCTATAGTAATGGGCCCATATAAAACGGCTACAAATGAAATAGACTATGATTATACTAATCCAGCAGATGTAGGAAAAATTAGATATGAATTATTATATTCTTCATTTAATATATCTTTTGCATCAGAAACAACAGAACCAGCCTATCCTATATTTAATTTTATAAAACAATATCCAGTTATTAATGAAATAGTTTTAATAATAGCAGGACCTTCAGAAAAATTAAATGATAGAATTACTAATCAACAATTTTATTATTTTCCTGCTTATAATATTTGGAATCATCCTAATCATGGAGCGTTTCCTAATCTACAAGAATATTATAGTTTTTTAGAATCTTACTCTTCGCAAGCTGAATATCAAAGTACAGAATTAGAAAATCCCAGTTTATCAATGGGAAATACTTTTTATGAAAATGATAAAATTAAAAATCTGCAACCATTTGAAGGAGACATTATTTTTCAAGGTAGATTTGGACAGTCAATAAGATTAGGAAGTACAGTTATAGCGCAAGAAACTATAAATCCATGGTCTGTATCAGGAACTAATGGAGATCCTATAACTATAATTACAAATAAAGTATCTGAAAATAATATAGGATCAGTAATTGATAATACTTTGGAAGATATAAATAGGGACGGCGCTTCTATATATATGACTTCTACTCAAGAAATATTTTTAGATGATATAAATAATTTTCCTAGAGGATCTTTTAAACAAAAAACAACTGTTCTTAGATCTAGACCTATTATAAAATCTTTTACAAAACCTATATCTACAGAAATATTATCAGCGCAAGAACAAGATTCAAGAGCAAGAGAAAATAATTTAAATATTTAGAATGGCACTACCTGTTCCTCCATATAATCCACAATTTCCATATAAAGGCGATCAAATAATTTTATCAGCAGATAGAGTAACAATTCATTCTAAAAATGATGCTATTTTTCTTTTTGGAAAACAGGCCGTAGGTTTATCTTCAGTAAAAACTATAAATTTAGATGCTAATCAAGAAATATTATTATATTGTAAAAAAATCACTTTAGGAGAAAACGCCAAAGAACCTCTTATATTAGGAAAATTTTTTAATGATAGACTTAAACTTTTTGTACAAGAAATTAGTACCGTATCTGTTTTATTAGCGCAGTGTTCTGAATCTGAATTAGGCACTAGTATGCAAGCAATTTCATCGGCTGGAAAAAAATTAAATAAGGCGTGCAAAATAATGTTAAATGTTATAGAAAATGATTCATTTTTGTCTAAAAATACTTATACAAAATGAGTCTTACAAGAAATTTAGTAAACGATAAATTAAATATAAATACCACTTCTGCTAAAGGTATAGAAAAAGCTATTGCAACTATAGCTACTTTTATAATAAATGCACAAAGTACAACAGATGCCATAATTTATGGAAAGTATTCATTAAAACCAGATGAAGGTAATTTAATTACTAGAGCTTTAGATAAAGGAACTATTTATATTTTAGAAAGATTAACGACTGTAGATTTTTGTAATATTATAAATCATGCTATAAGCCAAATACCAGGAGGAAAACCTTTTAATCCAAATGATCCTATTCCTGAAAATCCAATAGCAAAAAAGAAATGGCAAATACAAAAAATAGCTTTTGATATTCAAAAAACAATTGATGCTTATAGATTAACTCCTAATAGTTTAAATGAAGGAGTTTTTAAATTTGCGACCTCTACAAATATTGATGATTTATACAGTTTAATAACTGATATAAGAAGATATATGAATATTATATTAGAAGCAAATTCTGGATTAAATGATCCTGAAATAAGGGAACTTTTTCCTGAGGTTTCTATAGCTTCTAATTTTATTCAAAATATATCAACTCAATTTGAAAGATATACAAATATAGAAAATCTACAAAATTTACTTCCTAAAGAAATAGAAAAAATATTTGATATTATAGACAAAGTTAGAATAGTTTGTATGACTATTCAAACATTAACAAGTGCTTCTAGTGTATTAGCAACAGCAGATTTTATAGCTGGGGGTGCGATTCAAGATCAAATTGAAAGATTAAATAGAGAAATTCCAATAGATAAAGCTATTCCAACTTTAAATAATATTTTAAAAAGCGCTAGAAATATATCTTCAGTAGCACAAAAATTAGCTTCTTATATAAATACATGTAGATCTTTTATTAGAATTTTTTTAATATTATTAAAAGCTTTTTATGTAATAAGAAAATTCTTTTTCGGACTTCCTATACCATCAGTATTTACTACTGCTGGTGTTAACACTCTATTAGCTAATATAAATGAAGATGTTGTAGGAGCTAAGGGAATAGACAAACTTGTAAAAAGATTACAACAAATAAATTTTGTTTTAAATTTAATGGTTATATTTGTGACATCTCTTGTTGCTGGTATGCAAATAATAATAGATAAATTAACTTTAATAGTTAGTAGTTTACAAAATTGCACTAATGTAGAAGAACCTCTTAAAAAAGAAATACAAGATACTATAGATTCTTTAGAAAATTCAGCAGTTCCTCTAAGAAATTTTATAAATTCATATAATAGTAATACTAATAGATTACAAAGAAATATAGGTCCTTATGCTATAGAAATTATTCCTGAAGAACTAACGGATGAGGGAATTTCTATAAGAAGAAGATTTGGAATAGCTAGAGATCAAAATGGATTTATTGTAGCCCAATCTACTCCAACATTTGCTTCTTTAGATTTAATTATAATAAACGAAGTAAAATTTATATTATATTCAAAAGGATTAATAGATGTTTCTATCCCTGCCTTATCTCCTGATGATTTACTGACTGTTTTAGAATCTAATAAGTTTTTAGGAGATGATGATTTAGATTTACAAGATCTTACATCAACTTTAACAGATGCAAATTTTGTATTAAATCAAAATAAAGAATTAGGACTTTCTCAATTTATAGATAATTTACCAGGAGGTAAATCACTAAGAAAAAAAATGAGATCTGCTCTATCTGCCCAGAATAATAATATGAAAACAGAATTAGGAAATATAAATCCAAATAACGGAAAAACTAGTACCTCAGGATAAAAAAAATAATATTAATAGTAAATTATTAAAAATAATATTTATAATATATGGGACAAATAGACCAATTAAGAAAACTAATAAGGGAAGAACTCAGAACAGTTCTTAAAGAGGAACTTCCTAAACTATTAAGTGAGGTTAAAAAAACCCCTATGGCAGACCCTAAAAAGAGTTTACAGGAACAGGTAAAATCTAAAATACCAGGAACTTTAAACACGGCTATTCCTAAACCTGTTAAATTTACAGGAAATAATCCTATGGCAGCATTCTTAAATGATACTGCACAAAATATGTTAAATGAAGATTTTAATATGACCTCAGATAATGTTCATCCTGGATTGGCATTTCAACCTAGAGAGGTTAAGGTAGGTAGTGTAGAAGGAATGTTAGGAACGGCTAGACCCAGTTCAAATATAGATGCAGTTCAAATAAATGAGGTTCCTGATTTTACTGGACTTATGGCAAAACTTAAAGAACAAGGACAAATATAATGGCCTACGGAGTAAAACAAATATCACCACTAGATTTAAAACCATCAACAGCAATTGGTGTAAAAATACCTTTTGCTGCTGATAATGTATTTTCATCTGTATATACCACAAAAGATCAATTAAAATATAATATTATAAATTATCTTTTAACAGATCCTGGGGAAAGGGTTTTTAATCCTACTTTTGGTGCTGGTCTTAGGGCTAGATTATTTGAACAAATAGATCAAATTACTCTTGAAGAGATTGAACAGTCTATAAGAACTCAAATGGAATTAAAGTTTCCCCAAATTGAAATAACTCAATTAAGTATAATACCTAATCCAAATTATAGTACTATAAATATAAAATTTAGTTATAGACTGCTTACATCAAATGAAAATGATTCTGTTATTCTAACTATTGAAAATATGTAAAAATGGCTACTCAAACTGATATATCATATATAAATAAAGATTTTAATACATTTAAAACAGATCTTATAGAGTATGCTAGGGCGTATTACCCTACAGTATATAACGATTTTACACAAGCCAGTCCAGGATCTATGTTTATTGATATGGCGGCTTATGTTGGAGACGTATTATCTTTTTATTTAGATAATCAAATACAAGAGAGCTTTTTACAATATGCAAAACAAAAAAATAATTTATATACTTTAGCTTATATGTTAGGGTATAGACCTAAAATAAGCTCTGCGGCAATAGCAAATGTAGAAATATATCAACAAATACCATCAATTAATATAGGAACAGAAACCATTCCAGATTTTTCTTATGCATTTACAGTAAGACAAGGAATGCAAATTAGATCTAATGTAGATTCTAGTGTTTCTTTTTATATCCCTGATAAAATAGATTTTTCTATGTCATCTTCTATGGATCCAACTACTATAGATGTATATACAATAGATAGTTCTAATATTCCTACTTCTTATATTCTTAAAAAAACTAGACAAGCATTATCTGGCCAATTAAAAACAGCAAATTTTGCTTTTGGAGCACCTCAAAGATTTTCTACTGTATCAATTTCTGATAGTTCAATAATAACTATTTTAGATGCCAAAGATAGCGATGGAAACACATGGTATGAAGTACCTTATTTAGCCCAAGATTATATATTAAAACCAGTAGAAAATACAGCGGCAAATTATCCATCATTATATCAATACCAGAATCAAGTTCCTTATATGCTTCAAAAAATGTATGTTTCTAGAAGATTTGTTTCTAGATTTACATCAGAAGGAACTTTAGAAATAGAATTTGGACCAGGAATAAATTCAGTAGCAGATACTGCTGTTTTACCTAATCCTAATAATGTAAGTGTTGGTTTATCTGGTGGTGGACTTAGTACTTTATCTAGCTCATTTGATCCTACTAATTTTGTTACAACACAAACTTATGGATTGGCTCCTAAAAATACTACTATAACATTTCAATATTTAGTTGGAGGAGGCGCAAGATCAAATGTACTATCTAATCAGTTAACTGAAATATCATCTTTTTCTTCCGCTGGTAATACTACATATCAAAATACCTTAGCAGTTAATAATATAGATCCTGCTTCTGGTGGTGGCGATGGAGATACTGTTAATGAATTAAAATTAAATATATTAGCAGAATTTCCAACACAATATAGAGCTGTAACTCAAGAAGATTATTTAGCAAGAACTCTTAGTATGGATCCTAGATATGGTAAAATTTCTAAGGCATATGTAACTAAAGACGATGCTACTTTTAATAATTACATGAGAGGAGATATAGGTCAAAAAGATCAAGTTTTAGTTAGTCTTTATGTTTTAGGATTAAATTCTAATAACAACTTAGAAAACCCTTCTCCTGCTATGCTTGAAAATTTACAAACATATTTATCAGATTATAGAATGATGACAGATGCAGTTAATATAAAACCTGCATATATAATTAATATTGGTTGTGATTTTGATATTATAATTAGACCTAATTATACTAGTCAAGATGTATTAGCTAGATGTATAACAGTATTACAAGACTTTTTTAATATTAACAATTGGCAAATAAATCAACCTATAATATTAGGAGACATTTATTCTATATTAGAAATTGTTGAAGGAGTTCAAACAGTTAAAAAAGTTAATATAGTTAATAAATCTGGTTTAACTAGCGGATATTCCAGATACTCATATGATATATCTGCAGGAACTTTAAACGGAGTTCTTTATCCGTCTTTAGATCCTTCTATATTTGAAGTAAAATATCCTAATACAGATATTCAAGGTCGTGTAGTAACAATGTAAAAAAAAATAAAAAATGGCTGTATATAAAATATTTGCTACTGCTGATACTACATTATATTCTAGTAGTCCTGCTGCCAATACTGGATTAGATTCTATTTTAGAAGTATCTGTAAAAAACTCTAATAATCCATCTAATTATTTTGTTGATCCTGTACCATCAGAACCTCTTCTTCAAGATAATTTAAGAAGATCAATTATATCTTTTTCAGATTCAGATATTGCTGTTTTAAAATCTTTTACTACAGGATCTTGGAAAACTAATTTAAGACTATATTTAGCAACTGCTGAAAATTTAAATACTACTTATAGTTTAGAAGTAAGACAAGTTTCTCAGTCGTGGCAAATGGGAACAGGTAAATTTGGAGATATTCCAGAAACTAGAAATGGAGCATGTTGGTATAATCCTAATCAATTTTCAACTGCATCAAATCAATGGGGAAATGGATCATATTATTTAACTCCTGGAGGTGGTTCGTGGACAAATGGATCAACTACTCAATCATTTGGCTATTCTGATAATAAAGATATAAACGTTGATGTAAGTTCTATAGTTAACACTTGGTTTAGTGGTTCATATCCTAATTATGGATTTTTAATAAAACATCCAAATGTTATAGAACAAAACTCAGGTAGTTATATAGGACTAAGTTTTTTTTCAGTAGATACGCATACTATTTATCCTCCAACATTAGAAATAAAGTGGGATGATAGTTCATATTCTACAGGAAGTCTTTCGGTAATTAATAGTACAGATAGTGTAATTACTTTATCTAATAATTTAGATACTTACAAATACGGAACAGGAAAATATAGGTTCAATATAAATGCAAGAGATAAATACCCAATAAGAACATTTACAACATCTTCTTTATATTTAACAAATAAAGTGCTTCCTCAAACATCTTATTGGGCTTTACAAGATGTAAAGACAAATGATATACTAATAGATTATGACACTACGTACACAAAAGTTAGTTGTGATGGAATAAATAGTTATTTTAACCTATATATGAATGGACTTGAACCAGAAAGATATTATAAAATACTAATTAAAACGGTATTATCAGATGGTACATCTTATGAAATAGATAATGATTTAATATTTAAAGTTACTAGATAATGGCAAATATAGAATTATCAAAAAAAATATATGGATTAGCTACATACACAAAAGCTATAAATACAAATTTTGAAGAATTTATTACAGAAGAAACAATTGTAACTTCTAGTTTAATAACTGTAGATGAATTTTTTGAATATTATGATTTATTATTTTTTGAAATACCTGTTTCTGGATCTATAAATTCTCATTCTTATTTAGTTGAAAGAAGTCAAGAGTATTTAGGTGGGTCTGTTTTAGATGCGGAAAAACAAGCTTTAATAGAAGAAATAAATTCTTTACGTCAACAGATATTAGATATAAATCAATCTATGAATAATATCAATAATTTATTATAATGGAATTAGTTAATATTACATATACCGGAACTGGTAATCCATCTGGAGATCTTTCAGCAAAAGATAGACCATTAATTAATGTTAATTATATAAATTCTTCTTTTGGAAATGAGGGAGACTATATTGAATTGTTTATATATGATGAAAATGGAAGTAGCATTTTTATTGACTATGATGCATCAGATTATTATCCATATATATTAAATAATCCAAAAAATAATACATATTCTGCATTAACTTTAAATCCTGAATTAGATCTTAAAGAAAGGGGTTTTAAGAGAGGTATTTTTAATTTACAGTATTGTTTTTATAATAGGCTATTTAATTCATCAGTAGGAAGTTTTTATTGGATTAAGGAGATTTCGTCAGATAGAACTGAATTAAGATTAGCTTCACAAACAATAAGTTCAGATATTATAAGATCTGGATTTAATGCATACCAAGCAATAATAGCCACTAGAAATTATTATCCGGTATTTTATTTAAATTTTGGAAATAATGAATTAGTAGCTGCAAATAATGTAGCTTATACAGAGGATGATTTAGGAGGGTATTTACTTATAAAATTATATGAGCCTTTAGATAGTAAATATTCATTAAAAGATAATTTATGGATAGTAGATAAAATATCTGAACCAGCAACTTTTGAAGTTTCTATACAATCTCAAGTTGCTCAAGTTACAGAATTAAATTATTTAAGAGGGCCTAATTTTAACGTAGAAATAAATAATAAAAACGGACAAACTACTCCTTATTATAACTACGATAATTTAATAGCTAGTCCGGTTACTTCTTCATTTCAAAAATTACTAAGTTATTATCAAGATAAATCTATAGCAATTAATATAGATTATAGTAATTTTAAAAACTTTGTACATTTTTCCAGTGCTTATGAAAGAGTAAGTAATTTTATTTATAAAATTCAATTAATAGAAAATTATAAGCAGCAACAATATAGTCAGTCATTAATTGCAGGAGGAGCAACAAATTCCACATATGCCAATGCTACTAAAGATTCAGCTCAACAAGCTATAGATAATATAATAACTAATTTTGATACATATGAATATTTTTTATATTTTAATTCATCAAGTTGGGCTTGGCCTAAATCAACATCAACCCAACCGTATCAATTATATTCAGTAACTTCTTCTCAAGTATCTAATTTTTTAGGATCTAGTAATACTATACCGACACCTACCACTCAATCTTTATTATTTTCAGCATCATATTATGATTCTACTAATAAAGATTTACTACATAATTCAATACCTCAGTATTTATTAGACGATTCAAATAATGAACCATTCATAACTTTTTTAGATATGATTGGCCAGCATTTTGATAATATTTGGATATATTATAAAGATTTATCTAATAGATATAATGCAACAAACAATCCTGATACTGGAATATCTTTAGATCTTGTAGGAGACGCGTTAAGGGGTTTTGGAATTCAATTATATACTAACTCAAATATATCTAATAATCTTTATTATACTCTTTTCGGAATAAATGCAGATGGATCTTTATTACCTCCAACTGGATCTGAGTACATAACAAATTATGTAACTTCAAGTTTGACGACACTATCAGCAAAAGAAATTCAACAAGAATTTTATAAAAGATTATATCACAATTTACCTTATTTATTAAAAAGTAAAGGAACAGAAAGAGGAGTTAAAGCATTAATTAGCACATTTGGAATACCAGATAATATTTTAACAGTTAGAGAATTTGGAGGAACTCCTATAGATTTTGTAAATGGAATTTATGATTTAGATTCATCTACATATAAAATATCTACAATAACAAGTAGTTTAACTTTGTCTTCTTCTTTATTACATCCTGAAGCAAGTTTACAATATTATAAAAATACTAATAGATTAAATACAACTAATATTGAAGTTGGATTTTCTCCAGCAGATACTATTAATAATAATATTGTATCATCGCAAGGATATTTTGATATAGATCAATTAATTGGTTCGCCAGGATATCAATATTCTTCTTCATACTTTCCTTTGGATAGTTTTAAAAATGCTTATTTTTCAACATATACTCAACCTAATAGTATTTGGGAATATATAAGACTTATTAAGTTTTATAATAACTCTTTATTTAAAATGATTAAAGATTATGTTCCTGCTAGAGCAAATCTCTCTACTGGTATCATAGTTAAATCACACATGCTAGAGAGAAATAAATACGCTAGGCACGAGCCAAGTGTTAGTTTTAATGACTATTCCCAGTCTATTGATATGATAGAAATATCTGGATCTTCTGGTGGCGCTATTGAAGGATATTCTGGTTGGACAGGCTATACAATATGTTCATCTGGATCTGTGTTTATTTCTAGTTCTAATGGAATAGAAAAATATACAGGAGAATTTAGCGGATCTAATATTATTGTTACAAATGGAGAGGCTTTTCCACAAGTAGAAATATCTAGTTTAGCATCTTCTGCTTCTTATTTTGCTACATATTCATTAGGGGCTTTATACCAAAATGTTACTCAATCAGTAAGATCTACAGTTTTATTTGATCTTGATTATACCTCAGATCAATCAATCCCTGTAAATTATGGAATAGTTACTCAATCTATGAATAATTCTAGAATTGATAATTATGCAACGTACACTAATTTTAATAACCCATATGCATATGTTCAAGATTATAATTATAATTTAAAAAGATCTATCATTCCTAGATATAGTGGATCATATGTACAAAGTTCACAATATAATGTGTACACTGATGGAGATATTTCGTTTGGTAAAACAGCAGCAATTGATAAAATAAAATATCAATATGCTTATTTAATAGATATATACTCTGCATCTTTTCAATTACCTCAAAGAGCTAATGCACAAATTAAATACTTTATAGATAATAGTGAAAACGTATTAGATTTAACTAAATTAAATAAAAATATTTTTACTACTCAAAATGTATTTAAATCAGGAGAGACTTTAGATGTATCATTATTTAATTATGATAATACTAATCCTTATATACAAAGATTAGCTAATAATAGTAATTTTACTATATATGAAGGAGGTTATAGATATAGTCCTATTTTATTTAGAGTTTCTGAAAGTAACAATGTCGGATTTTATTTAGATAATCCTATAGAAATTACATCTACTGTTTCTAATCCTGGTGGTAGAGTTTATTCTGCTCCATCTGCTGAATACACTCTAGCTAATTGGTCTTCTCTATATAATATAAATAATCAGTTTGGTCAAAACATATATGGATATACCGCTTCTTGCGCAGGAGGAACTAGTCCTATTACAGAAAATTTAACTGTATATTGGCAAATGACTCCAACTAATCCTGGATCTGGATATACAACTATAAATGGACAAATAGAAAGAGCTATTGGGCAAACTTTACCTTTTTATATCACAGTTGGTGGTGCTAGTTATTATAATCCTCCACAAATAACAAATGTGCAAAAATGGGTTGCAGGAACTCCAAGTACTATTACAACTACACAATTTATAGATGAAATTGTAGATCAAGATCCTTGTTGGTATGCAATTGATAATAGAACTATAAAATTATCATTAACTCAATCTGCATATTATGATAACTTTATTTTTAGTGGTAGCTATCCAGGAATAGATACTCCTGTATTTACATTTTTCTTGGAAAACATGGATTTGATTAGATTATATAATACATCAAGTGGATTTACTCCAAAATCAGAATATAGAGTTTTAAGTGCTTCTCCTTTAGAAGATTCAACAGGATCATTTTGGACTTTTACTGTAGATAAAGATATTAATCCTCTTGATACTAAACTTGGACAATTTCCTAGTCAAATTTGTAGATATATAGTACTAAAAAGAATTCCTGATGAAACAAATGTTATTTTAAACTATAATTTAAAAACACCGATTACTCAAGACGGAATACTTTTCCCACAATATATAGATCCAGATGTAAGAGATAATTCTGGAAATGTTATAAAATCTCTAAGACAACAGAATTTAATAGACCCAGATACAAACACAATAATTTTCCAATAACACATATTTATTTAAAAGCCCATTTATATGTCATATTTAAGTAGTACATCGGTGGTAGTAGATGCTATCCTTACTAAAAAAGGAAGAGAACTTCTTTCTAGAAATAATGGATCTTTTCTAATTACCCAATTTTCTTTAGGTGATGATGAAATAGATTACAGTCTTTATAATCCAAACCACCCATCAGGATCCGCATTCTATGGTGAGGCTATTGAGGCTATGCCTATAATTCAAGCATATCCTAATGATACTGAGATTATGAAGTATAAACTTATTACTCTTCCTAGAGGAACAGCTAAAGTACCTGTACTTGATTTAGGATATGATGCAATTAAATTAAAACAAGGAGCATCTCTTGCAATTACTCCTCAAACTCTAAACTACCTCGGCGCTACTTCAACTTTTGAACAATCAGGATATGTAGCCACAATTGGAGATGTTAGAGTAATGAGTTCATTTAATGGAGTAGGTATAAATACACCAGAAGCAGTATCTCTTAATTCTACAACTACTATAGGTACTAATGTAAGTAAAACTGTTATAGGAACTACAATTAACTTAACTGCAACTACAGTTAATACTTTATTTGGATCAAATACTTCATTATTTACTACTTTAGTTGTAGTTGGTCGTGATTCTGGAGCAAGAATTAGTATACCTGTAACAATTACAAAAAACTCATAATATAATAAAATATGTCATTTACAAGATTAGAAGCATCAGATTTTGTCATATCATCTGACTCGGTAACAGCACCGGCATGGAGTAATAATGTAACTATTCTTACTAATTTTTTTACAGCATCAGCTAGTTCTACAGGAAGTTATTATGTAGATGTTTATGATGGATCTATTGTTTCCCCATCAGCTTCTATTCAATTTTCTGTTGCTTATGGACATTATGCAGGATCAGGATCTGCTCCATTAAATCCAATAGTTACAGGTAATAGTCCTACTAGAATTACTTTTGGACAATTTAGAAATTTAATTTACGGAGACGCTGAAAGTTCAATTAATTTTGGAACTGGAAACGTAGACTCTGATGATTTAATTGCTATTCAAATTGATAGAAATAAATATAAAGAGAGTTTATTTCCTGGTACTTTTAATTTATATCTTGCAAACGCAGGTAGTGGACCTATAAAATTAACAGACAATTCTAATGATATAAATATCATATCGTATTTAGACGGCGGAAGAGTTTATAATATAGTATCAGGATCTAATGGTACCGCAAGAAATAGTCCTACATTAACAGGAGCTACTAAGGGATATACAGTTTCTGGTAGTTATGGATTATTTTTACCTGATATCGGATTGATACTTTTAAATCCAAGAGCGCTTTCTTTAGCATCAGGAGACGGTGGTATTGGAACTTCTTTTTCTACAGCGGTTACTTCAAATGCAGCTAGTTTTAATAATAATCTAATTTTTAGAACAATTAATAGTGGATCTTTTTTCCAATTAAATTCTCAGGAAACAATTTCTTCAAACTATCTATTTGTTAGAGTTAAAAATTCAGATTATAATTATACTACTAATCCATCATTTTTTACAGGATCTGGTGATTTAATATATTCTAATTTTATTAATAGTCCTCAAACATTTCCAACATCAGTAGGATTATATAATGATAATAATGAATTGTTAGCTGTGGCTAAAATGTCTAAGCCACTAACTAAAGATTTTACTAAAGAAGCTCTTATTAGAGTTAAATTAGATTGGTAGGAAACTACTATAACAGTTTGTAAATGGGATCATCAAAAAATACTCTTGATAGGTCAGATATTTCTACTTATCCTATAAAGTTAAAATACTCTGCATCTTACTTTAGTTCTTCTGTTATTAATAGTGGAATAACTGTTAATAGAGGAATTAATGGATCTTTTAATGTAAACAAAACTGAATTTCTTGTATACAAACTAGCACAACAATTATATTATAATTCTTATATTACAGGAAATTTAGATAATTCAGCTAGTGCATGGAATGATAATCTTCAATCAACAGCAGCAGAAGGTACTTTTGATAATGATTTTAGATATTTTCCAATATCATCTAGCGATGAAATAACTGTTATATCTATACCAAGAACTGTATTTGGAGAAAATATAAGTAGAAAGAGTTTTAATTTAACAGGATTAACTTATAATATTATAGATGATGGTAATGGAAATATTATAGATACAGATAATCTTAATATACATGTAGGAAATATTTTATATAATCAAGGTATAGTTGTAATAACTAATTTAGATTATAGAAACGCTATAATAGATTCTACTACGACCACAACTACAACTAGTACAACGACTACAACAACTACGGCGGCGCCGACTACAACAACAACTAGTACAACAACAACTAGTACCACAACTACAACAACTACAGCAGCGCCGACTACAACAACAACTAGTACAACGACTACTACTACAACAGAAGTACCAGCTACTATATTTTGGGCAAATACAGAATTAGCTAGTCCTTATGTAGATTCTGACTTATTAATAAATGATGATGGTACAAATGTAGTATCATCGTTCTCCACAGAAAATAATAGTTTTATAGCTTCTGCAGGAAGTTCTATATATTCACAACAAAATAGTCAAGGTGGTACATTGGGTTCTTATAGATTATATATAGAAAATCTAACTGATTCTACAGTTTTACATAATAATATATCAACCCCTGGATCAATACCTGCAACAGTAAATTCTTATACATTTACAGCAGCTTCAGGTAAATCTTATTATGTAAGTGCTTCTGCATCTGAAACTACGACTACTACAACAACTACTACTACGACAACCACTACTACGACAACTACTAGCACAACAACAACAACAACTACAGAAGTACCTACATGTTCAGTTTATACAATAGAAACTCAAGGTACAGGTACGTCTTGGACTGGTAATTTGTGTGAAAATAATAATTCAACAGGTGGTAGTGTTAATACATTTAGTTCTGTAAATACGCCGTGTGTAAGAGATAATACTTTCTCTTATGGTCCTGGTCCTGGAATTTCGGTATCATCTGTACCATGTTAAAATAAATAAAAAATAAAAATAAAATTGTTATGAAAAATTTACGTTACATTTGTGTTCAACCAAGACTTATTTATTATGCTTGGCAAGTAGAAGTTATGATAAATAACTTTATTAAAAATGGTATAAATCCAAATAATATTGATATTCTTATTGCTTGTAATCCTAATGATGAAACTAGTAATCCAGAAGTAATTGAAATATGGGATAAACTAACAACCTATTACGATACAGTAAGATTTTTCTTTTATCCAGACACTAGAAAACATCCAATAAAATATATTTCTTCAATAAGACCAAATATATTAAAACAACATTTTAAAGAACACCCAGAACTTTTTAATGAAGCTATATTTTATCATGATTGCGATATTATTTTTACAAAACCAGTTGATTGGAATAAATTTGTAAATGATAATATTTGGTATTTAAGTGATACTAATAGTTACATAAATTATAATTATATAAAAGGTAAAGGTGAAGATGTTTATTTAAAAATGTGTGAAATAATCGGAATGGATCCAGTTATTCCTAAATTAATGAATTCTAATTCAGGTGGTGCTCAATATATTCTTAAAAATATTGATTATACATTTTGGGAAAAAGTAGAAAAAGATTGTGAAGAATTATATTTTCAAATTACACAATTAAATAATTTAAAAAAACAAGAAAACGAATCATATCATGAACTCCAAATATGGTGTGCAGATATGTGGGCAGTACTATGGAATGGTTGGTTAAATGGTCAAGAAACTAAAGTAATAAAAGAATTAGATTTTTGTTGGGGTACAGATACAGAAGAAAGATTTAATGAAACTAATATATTTCATAATGCTGGAGTTACTTGTTCCTGCGGAGGTAAATTTTACAAAGCTCAATATAGAGATTTTGTACCATATAATTTAAATCTTAGAATAAAAGAAGGAACAGCAAGTTATAAATACTATCAAGAAATACAAGAAGTAGAAAAAAAATCTCCTTTAATATGAAAAAAATAGGAATAGTTTTAATAGCTACTAATGCTTATTTTTTACTTGGAATTAGATTTATAAAAAAATTTATTCATCATTATAAAGGTAATTTAAATATAGAATTTTACTTTTTTTCTGATACAGATCCTAAACCATATCTACCATCTGAAATAAATGTAAAGTTTTATCAAGAAATGCATAGTAATTGGGTTGATGGAACAAATTCAAAATTTAAAAATATTATTTTATTAGAGGAAATAGATTGCGATTATTTATATTATTTTGATGCAGATACTAATGTATCTAAAGATTTTACGGAAAATTGGTTTTTAGGAGATCTTGTAGGCGGAGAGCATTATGGAAATAGATCTTTTTTATCTGGAGGAAAGGGGTTTGATAGATTTAAAGACTCTAAGGCATATGTACCAGAAGACAGTCCACTTCCTTACACATACCATTACGGAGCTTTTTTTGGCGGAAAAAAAGATGTGGTTATAAATTTTTGTAAAACGTTAAGAGATTGGCAAATAGAAGATAAAAAAATACCATACGAACCCGGTGTAAATGATGAAAGTTATATAAATGCTTATTTTCATTTTAATCCTCCTCATACTGTTAAATGTGAAAACTTTATGTTTGATATAAGCGATAAGGGAGGGTTAGGAGAAACTAGAAATCCTTTACTAGATATAGAAAATCATAAAAAAGTTTTATTAGAAAATAAAAACCAAATATTTAATATATCTAATAATACTATACTATGGATGTAAAATTAATTGATATACCATTTTATTACTTAAATTATGAAGGATATACGGATAGAAGAAATAAAATAGAAGCCTTATTTAATAATTTAAATTTAGAGTATTATAGAATATCTAATGACATAAAACTAGATCTAAGACAAGATAGAATTTCTTTTGGACAAATAAAATTAATATGTGATGCAATAGAAAAAAATAAATTTCCTTTTATATCAATAGATGATGATATGGAATTAATAAGACCGCTACCAGAAAGTATTAATATACCAGATGAATGTGATTTTATTTTTTTAGGAGGTAGTTTATATAATTGTGGAGGGATAAAACCAAATATGGAGATAAAAGATTTTAATAATGATTTTTACAGAGTTTACTATATGCTATCATTAACTCCTTGTTTAATACCTAATATTAAATCAGCAAAATTAATGATGAAATTTTTAATAGATTCTTTATCAACTAATCAGTTTTGTGATATAGCAATAACTATGGAAAGTAAAGAAAGGGTTTATTTAACTCCAAAAAATGGACCATATTTTTATCAAGATAACTATAATAAAGAGGTAACAAAATTTTTGTGGGAAGAAATAAAATCTGAATATTTATAGGTATGTCAGCAGTAGTTACTTTTTTAACGGCAGAAGATTCATTATTTCTTATAACAGAAGATGAAAATAACTATCTTATTACAGATACTGAGCTCATTTCGTATTCCCCATTTACAATGTCTTTGCAATCAGAAATAACTATATATCAGAATGAAGTTAGGTGTAAAGTAAAAGAAAATGATTTTAATTATACACAAAATCTTAGTGCTACAAAAGCAGGAACTTCAGGTTCATATATAGATGCAATAACAGGTTCAGATTTTCATCCTTATGTAACTACAATAGGATTATATAATGATCAAGATGAATTATTAGTAGTAGGAAAATTGTCTAGACCATATCCAATACCACCAAATACAGATATGACTTTTATTGTAAGGTGGGATAGCTAAAAAATAAAGTATGAGAAAATGGTTATATTTTGATCCTCTAGGAGTTACTAGAGAGTTTAATTCAATAGAAGACTTTCCATCCAATACTGTTGGCTTTATATATAAGATTGTCAATCTAGTTAATGGCAAATTCTATATAGGTAGAAAGGTTCTTTTCAATAATACCAATAAAGCATTAACCAAAAAGGAGATCGCGGAATGGGACAAACCTGGGCGCGTCCCACGCAAGAGGAAGATAGTTAAAGAGTCCGATTGGTTATCATACCATGGAAGTAATAAGCTTCTTAATCAAGAAAGAAAAGAAATAGGAGACGACATGTTTGCTAGAGAGATCTTACAATTATGTTACTCTAAGAAACAATTGACTTATTACGAAGTTTGGTGGCAAATGCACTACAAAGTTCTTCATATAGATTCATATAACGATAATATCCAAGGTAGGTTCTATAGAAAGGATGTAGAATAAAAAAAGCCCTGGCACTTGCCGAGGGCTATATGTATGGGCTTGCAAAGGTTAATTCCAATCAATTATCTTATGCAGAGTATTTTTATCTATACCTGCTTTTAAAGCTTTGATCACGGCTTCTTCAAATTCAACTCTAGGAAAAGAACTTCCTGCTTCATCTGGGCCTATCTTATCTCCTGTAAGACCTGCTGCATCTAATTGATCATTATCCATATAATCAAATTCTTCTGCATCAATTTCTTTTAGAAGAGGATTATTTGCTGTAAATTGCTTAAAGTTAAATGCCATAGTTTATTTTTTTTCCATTTGAACACCAGATGATGATACAGTTACTTCTTCATTAAAAGATTCAAATCTATCAATAGTATCTATTACAAATTGTGCAATATCTCTACTATCAAAACCACTATTCATTAGATTTTTTATTGCGTATTTAATTTGCTCTCCACCTAATGAAGCAAATCTATCATCTTCATCATCATATTCATCATCAGCATATTCCTTTTCTTTAACAGCAATTGGACCTACAGAATCATCATCATCATCTCCTACTATTGAAGGAAATGGATTTACAGAATCATCAGTATCCATAGAATCGCCATAATCAATATAATCGTGATATTTACCAGATTTATATTTAGATTCTACTTTATTAAGAACAGGAATCATATCTTGGGCGTAGCTTTCAAAATCAGGATATGAAGGATCACCTACAACTTCTTGATCTAATGTATGCTCACCGTAATCTACTTGAACTTCAATAGCTATTCCTTCTGCCCCATCCCAATGTGGTGTTGCATAAACCATAATATGCTCACCTGGGATATCATCATGTACCCAATAAATAGTGCCCATTTGATCCGTATAGTAACAAGTCCAACTACCAACTCTTTTATCATCTATAGAGTTATTCATCCAATCATTAGAATATATTTTCTCAGGCTTTTCAAGTTCTTCTACAGGACTATTTTCTTTAACAGATTTATTTTTTACTATATTAAAGAATAATACATTCTTAGAATCAGTATCAGGATCAACATCTTTTCTAACACTGCTAGGATCTATTTTCCAATCAGGAAATTTTGTTTGTAGTAAATTTCTGATCTCACTAAAAGCAGCTTTACTTACTGTACTATCAATATCAATAGTAATACTACCATCTTCAACATAGTTATTACGAACTAATTTTAAACCATCAGCTATTCTTATATTTTGAAATGGCTCTCGATCTCGACTTACTTTTTTCCATCCAAATCTTTTTTGAATAGCAAATAGTTTTGCCATTAAACTATCTCTATCATCTTTACCTGCTTTTTCTTCTACAGGACTATCTTGTTTAAATTCATCACCAAAGCCATCCAGCTTATGTTCTGGACCTTCATACGGAATTTCTGTATCTAACTTTGTTTCCTCTTCTTCTTTTAAATTATGCAAATCTACGTAGGCACCAAGAATAGCATGAGAACCTAAATGGTTTTCTTTTAAATACTTTGCGATGTTAAAATCTTTCATTATAATAATTTTGCTACTAATAAATATTGAATTACTTATTAAATAATAGTTTTATGCCTTGCCACAATAATAACAACGGAGTGACTACTAATAGAGATACAAGTCCGGAAAACATGAGTGCCATAATCAATACAGATATTAAACAGGCAAATACTATTACCATTGCTATACCAACTGCAGGGTTGAAAGGAATTATTAGAACACCTAGGAATACTAGACCTAATAAGATCGATGCAATTGCTAAAGTGAACCTAGCAAACCTAACAACAATAAAGCAGATTAGTATAGACAATAGAATAGTTAATAGTGCCATATTATAAATGTTTTCGTTTCCGCATAGGGGCCCTAAAATATAGTATTTACAAATTTATCACTTTGGACATTTCCGGATTATCCCTTCTTATCCAGATTAAAGAACTTACCATTCTCGTAAACCAATTCATGGTCACCAGTAAAATAAGCCTTAGTAACATCCAGACCTTTCAATAAAGATTCTGTAATTACAGTCTCTATATATTTCCTTACATGTTTAACGTTCACGCCTCTGGATGATGAACCATCTGAGAATTCAATGGTAATAAAGGATCCACCTGGAATACGTGTCAATGGGCTAATTTCGAATTGTTCTGTCTTTTTCATATTTTTGTATTTATTGTTTTTTGTAAATTTAAATTTTTCCCGGAGTTTAGAATTTCAATTCCATTTTTTTGATAGTAAAAGTGACACACCATTTCAAGAACGAAATATCCAAGAACATATATTCTAATTTACTATCTACATATTCATAACAAATGGATATGGTAGGAATGAAATAGATTGTATTGTAATTGCTGTTAAAACTAAAATTCATATTTATTTATTTTCAAGTTCTTTGATCTTGTTTGTTTTCAACCAACAGGTTACAATCCATAGGATAGCAACAACCTGCCAACCATAATCATTTCCTTCCTTTAGATTAACTGTCAATACTGATGCTGATGCAATTAGGGCAAGAGCCATAAGGATCTTTTCCCATACCTCGAAATGTTGTTTGAATTTATCCATGTTTCTATATTTAAATTTTGAATGTTACAATATACTTTCCGTTTGGGGTTTTCTTCATTGTAGCTGGAATAGATATAGCACCGAATTTGGCGATTAACTTTCCTGCTTTTTCTACTGTATCAAACAGTTTCTTATATATGTTTTTTTCTTCCATTTTATCTACTTTTTTATAATAGGTAGCACTGTACCTTCCATTTTCGTTTTTGTACACACCGCAAGGACCTTTACCATTTACCATATATCCATTCCACTTCTTAGAGAAATTGGTGGCATAGTAACCACGGTCTGAACTGGTATGATCATATTGATATGCTTTTCCATAGTTAGTTTTTAAAATAAACTCGATCATTTCTGTATAAGAAAAGTCATTACCATTTGCTAACATGTGATCTACCAATTTTTTCTTTACTGTCTCTTTCATTTATTTACGTATTTATATTCTTATAGAATTTCAAAATTTTCCCGGTGTGCGTGGCCAGTCAACGCGGGGCCCCCGGCTAGGGCCCTCCTATCTACCATAATTAGGTCATTGCTGTGGTGCTAGTTGACTGCTAAAGGTCAAGAGCAAGCCGCAAGCATGTCGCTCGCGAGCTCGTCTCTCTAACCAACTAGTTTGAGTAAGCGCTAGCTAAACTCCATAGGCCTTGGTTGATATTGAAGTCCTCTATAGGATTCTTGATAGCCCTAGCTTGACGGTTGTTTAATTGGAACCCACCCTTAATAAGATTCTCTTGTACGGTATTATATGTGTGCCACAAGGTAGGTTGTTCATCTACACTACGCTTAGCGTTAAGAATATCTAATACCTCATACTGTTCAGGCTGACGATCATCTGAAAGTCTTAAGGCCAATGCTTCTACAGCAAACTGGTATCTTTGCTTATCAGTCATCTCGATCATATTCCATTTGCTTATGGTATTAACTACGCCTTGGAGTCCAGATACTTTCTCATCAATAAGGTTCTTAACCTCTTGGAAGTTCATCTTGGTATGGCGCTCTCTAAAGCTTCCCATGTCCTTGTCCTTGATTACTAAACCATTCTCACACACTAGGCGGAACAGTCCCATCTCAAATTGAATTGGCCTTGTGCCATCATGTGAGTTGATAAGCACAACCTCAGGCCTTGCCTCGATCATACCCTGTGGGTCTTTAATGTAAAGGTCAGGGTGTTGGAAGCGGGTGATGTGTATGCCCCAATTCTTACGGAGCTCTACGTTAGAACTAGATTGCTTAACTCCTGTCAATGCGTAACCCATATCTTGCATGTGTTCGATAACCTCAAACGTAGGAGTGAACTGGTACTTCGGACTTTTGATAGTCGGTGCAGGTGAAGTAGCAAAGATAGCTGGAGCGATTTGTCTTGCAGAGTCGAGAGAGATAGATGTAATAGTGTTCAAATTCATAACCTTTATTTATATTGTAATTTAATTAATTAATCTGATGTGGTAAAATAATTCTTTGGAGTGGACCTAGTATCTGTTAATGATGTCACTGATCTCTTTATTCCTTTTCATTTCCTCTAGTGAACCGTACCTAAGGCCGATCTGAAAGAAGTCTAAGGCAGTTCCAGTGATGATGAACCTACTCATGTTTCCGTCCTCATCCTGTTCTACGTCCATCTGGATCCTGTCATTCACCCATAGGTCTGAACTGTAGAGGTTCTCGTTAATGGTGTCAATGGCCTTCTTAATGAATTCGTAGTTACGTACTGAGGAGAGGATAAGCTGTGTTCTGTCTGTCATTGTCATTATTGATTTGATACATAGTAAAAGTAAGACAATCCAGTGACATAAAAAAATATTTAGGCAACTATTTTGAAAAGTTTTTATTAGCAATCAATCAGTTATAAGTCGTTGGTAATCAATCTCTTATATACGTAAATATCCTTTCTAACTTATTGGGTATCAATCACTTAGGCGGCGCGGGCGTGATATGGCTACGGATCCAGGTTATTCTTTCTCTTATTCTTTTATACACAAATTGACACAAACTAACACTTTCTAACAATATTAATTTTTTATATCCGTTAGATCTTTCTAGTACTACACTAGGTAATTAGGGATTGGGATCTTTTATCTATATCCTTTATATTGTTTCTTTATACAGGTATAGGTGTAGGAGTTGTTTTCTTTATATCCTTATCTGTATTCTTATCCTCTGGTATTATATCTTTATCTATTACTGGATTATTATGTATGTTTATTTCTTGGGCCAGTCGGTTTATTTTTTTAAGTCAACTCTTATATCTCCATGAAGAGTTCTAGTTACTTCAGCATTAGGGAATTGTCCTTTAATGTATCTTGTGTAAAGTTGGGTTCTTACGTTTGACATTGGATCTTTGTCTTTATCTCCTGCTCTTTTAGACGGGGAGAACTCTATTATATCTGCATGATTTGATTTAAGATCTTTCTTTACTACGGCTACTATGGTTGCCATTATTCTGTATATATCATTCTCTCCTGTTTGAGCATCATAAGATATATCTCCATCCTCTCCTATTATTCCAAATGATACTGCTGCTATTACAGGTTTTCCTTCTCCTCTATAGAAAGTTTCTACCTTTACCTCGTATATGGTTCCTGATTCTGTTTTAAATCCATATTGTCTATCTCCTTCATCATCTGTTATTGTATCAATAGGTCCATATGGTTCTTTAGAAGCATCTCCTATTTCTGACATTACTTCCTTTAGTATCTTGGATAGTTTCATTCTATTTAATCTTTATGAGGATTGGGTATTTAGGATCATCTATCTCTTTAGCATTAGGAAGTCTGCCTATAATATATTTCATGTACAGCTTCGCTCTTGAGTTAGAATCTATATCTCTTTCTTTTCCACTTATAGGATTAGGAAGTTTTCTTTTAGCAGGATTAAATGTTATGTATTTGATATATGAATTAATGGCTAAGTCTTCTTTTACTATGGCAGCAATGGTATTCATTACTCTATATTGTTCTCCCTTATTTGTTACCACATTTTGGTTTGATCCTGCTCCAACATCATCTTTATCAAACACTCCAAAGTTTATATACAATACCATACCAAGATCATCATCTACTTCTTCTTCCAATTCAACCATATAATCAAGACCGCTATCGGTTTTAAAAGAATATACTCTACGATCTTCTCCATCTTCTACTGTAGTAAATCTATATGGCTTCATCTTTTCACTGTCCAATCCAATCTCATTTACTTCCTTACCTTTGAAGTCTTGGTTGATATAGTACTTAAAAGAATGCCTAGACATTTGTAGATCCTTCTTAAAGGTTGGGAACAGGGTTTGTACGTAGTGGTCGTATACATTTGCTCTTTTAGGATCTGTTGGTGACCATGCCATTGCGTATATCTTATCCATACCTCCAACCTTGTTAACAGTATTCTTTACAGCTTGGACCACGGTAGCCAGAACTTTCAATACATCTCCAGCTCCTGTCTTTTGATCGTACTTATCTTCTTCATCCGGGTCTTCATTACCAGGATCAGGAATAAAATCAGTCTTAGTACCTTGAGCAGTAACGTCTGCACCAAATGCCACATAGAGTGTAATTCCAGGATCCTTTGGTTTCTTGGTAGATAGTACAGTTACTTCCATAGGATCTCCCTTAACATTCGTATAGGCGTACTTGTAATAATCTCCGTATCCTAAATTCTTAGATGCTATCTTATCAAACTTGTAGGCATCTTCTGGCTTAGGCATATTTAACTCTAGAGTAAGGTCTTCGAGTAGTTGTCTTAATTTCATCCTGATCTTTTTATATAAATATCTTTAGACTCTACTATCTAAATCTCTTAGCATCCATTTGATCTTGTCAATCTCTTCTAGGATCAGATCTAACTTGGATCCTATAGTTGAAGTGTTAGGCTTCTTAAGATCGGTAATAGCATAAACAACTCCAGTACCATATTCAACTTGATAGTCTATCTTCTTACCTTGAGTAGGAACTTCTCCCATTTGATATTTGTGCATCCAAATTCTATGTTCATTCGGATGAAGTGGAATACCTTCAGACCATAATCCATTATGACAAACAGTATACATAGTCCACTTTCCTTCATCATACGTTAAGAGTCCTGGGCGTATTTCATACAATCCATCTTTCTGATCTTCATTCATAATATCTATTAGAATTTGTTTTTGTTGTTCTTTATCCATCCCTATCTGTTTTTCATTCTTTCCATTTGTTCCATATATTCCTCGAACCAAAAGTCCTTATCCTCATCCCAGTTACCTGTCAATTGAGGATAGAACTCATAGAACATTCCACTCTTTAATAGAGTATTGTATGCTGTCTTTGCTTTGTCTAAATTTTCCATATTATAAATTTTCTAATTCTTGTTTTACTTTTTCCCAATATTCTACACCGCTTGCACCATTTCTTCCTATTATAAAATGCTTATTAGATGTTTCTCCTAATACTTCATCGCAACAATTAATTGCATGACGCTTAGCAATATCTTTACGTTCTTTTACGTTTAGCTTATGCCCCGTCTCTGCCAATATGATTAGCTCAGACATTGAAATTAATTTGGTTGCTTTTTCTTTTGCTGTCATAACTTTTATTTAATAGGATTCATAAGACTTCTCTTCCACTATATCTGAATTAGTCAATAGGTTTATCTCCTTCTTGATCTTGGCTCTCTCGTCATTCCTAATATACACAAATCTGGCCAATTGGACAAACTTATCTCCAAAGTCTTTTTGTCTCTCACATTCTCGGATATCATCTTCTATACTCCAAAGTTCTTTGTTAACTATTGCAAGATCAATATATTTGTCATAGACTTTTTTATCTTTGCAAGTAATACTAATGAACATAGGAAGTAATTCATCTATCTCCTTCTGGATGTTGTCTAGCTTGGCATCATCCATAATATTAGATCTCTTAATGATTAAGATAGAGAACTTGTCTAGGATCTCTCCAGTTGATACTTCTATTTTCATATTACTTCCTCCTTTTCTACTTTCCAAGTATTTCCTTCTTTGTCTTCTGCAATCAGATTGACTCGGTTGACTTTAGTTACTGTACCACTGTAGTACGTTGTCTCATAAGATCTTCCGTCATGGAAATAAGTACTCCAACAAATAAGATCTCCTACCTTAAATTCTCTTACGGCTTTTTCAGCTTTTTTAATTAATGTTGCCATAACTTTATATTTTAATATTGATAATGTTCTAAAAATTTACTTGGCTGTGTATCGCTATATAATTTCATTCCATCAATCCATTCAGTCTTACCATCTTTATATTTAATTCTCACCTGTTGGATCAGTGGCTTATTAAGCACTCCTCTGATCTTAGAGATCTTCAGGCCTATTATTTCTACTGTATGGGTTTTACCTACCAATCCTTCAGGTGTTCCTGGCGTGTATTTGACTTTCATATTACAATTTTATTGTTTGAACGAAAATGATTCTTGCTCCCACTTTCCACTGATAGGACATAAAGTCTCAAGTGTATAGTCTCCATTGTAAGCACGATTCTCACGATGAGTCAACCATACTTTCTCGTCTCCTGAGTTTATGACTAGCTCGTCACCATCCCAAGCCTGTTCGATTGTTTCAAGTACAATAAGATCTGAACGTCTGTAAATTCCTTCTCTAAACATATATTGATAATTTTGTTGGTTAATTAATTAGTTGGAAATTAGGCGGCATTCATTACGAATGCTTTACATGCCCAATTCTTAGCATTGACATACGCATACTGTTTTTGAGAATACAGATTCGTGTCAATCCAATAAGAATTGATAGTACCGACAGTAAGATCTTTAAGTATCTCCTCATCGATCACGACAACCTTCTTACCTTTTCTAGCGAATACAGTAAGCCAGTGCTGTCCGCCTTCTGCCATGAATTGGATAGTTTGAAGTGAACCCTTTTTCCAACTAGACAACAGTTGAGCAGGTCCGAAATTATTAGCCATGTCATCGTTATATTTTGCTTCCGCAATACTCATGAACCCGGCTTGGCATTTGTAGACGATCCTGTAAGATCCTTTTTGTTCTCTGATAAAGTTGCAGGTTCCGAGTCCGAGGGTGTTGATAATCTTGTTCATATTCATTATTGATTTGTTACATAGTAAAATTAAGACATTCCAGTCAAATAAAAAAATCTTTTTAGTCTTTTTTTGAAAATTCTCGATTGAAAATCAATCAGTTATAAGTGGTTGAAAATCAATCAGTTATAAAGTATTGATAATCAACCAGTTATAAAAAAGAGGCCCGGATAGAGATCCAGGCCGAAATAATCAATAATGAGTGAGGTTATTAAGCCTCCAAGCTAGAAAGCTTGTACACATTAGACTTACGTCCACGTGTCATGTCGTAAGCTTCATTAACGATACGATCGTTGAAGTACTTACCTGTTAGTACGTCTGCCACATGAGTGGTAGAAAAACCGGTTGTCTCAGCAACTCTAGTTACGTCTCCAAGACGGAGCTTTCTGTTTACACGACTAACTTTCTGAATGTAGCTCAATTTAGTGTAAGAGCTCGGGCGATTTGAATTTTGCATAACTGCTTTTTTTGTTTTTTAATATAAATGTAAATTAAGACATTTTTTTGTTGTATAAAAATCTATCTTTAGAGTAGATAAGTTTTTTTAGAACTCATCTTCAAATAGATCATCTCCGAAGTCTTCAAATACCGGCTGATTCATTTCAGCGTTCACTAGATCTAAAGTTTGTAGTGCGAACTCTTTACTAACCCAAGGACTACCATCTACGTCTACAATATCTGCTATGTAGTAAAGTCCGTCCATTTCTTTTAAGTCACTCAATTTCATTTTGTAATTCATAACCTTTATTGTTTTAATTTTTTAATCTACTAATTCTTTTACTTTAACTACCCAAGTAGTTATATCCTCGACAAATTTCTTTGCTCGATCTACAGTTTTAGCATAAGCAAAAAACTGGCAGTATTCGGAGTCAAAAGCAATACCTGAACAATCTATGTGCTTATTTATATATTCTTCCAAATCATAAGCACTTTCAAAATCTCTAAATTTATATGCCTTGGCTATATTACCTGTAATGGTATACTCTTCTTTATCTTCGTCTAACTTGAAAATGGTGAACCCAACTGGATAATTAATGTCTTGCATAACTTTTATTGTTTTTTTGATTAATATTAGTCCCAACAACCTGCCATAACCTCTAAATGGTGGTCGATAGCAATTTGAGTGGATCTGAAAGAGTCATAGTCATACTTAAACTCTGGCCACCTACTATCATCATCCCATCCTTTAGGGAACATAGGTTCGTAATTAGGATTCTGTTGCATGTATTCTTCTTGGCTCATGCGGACCATTTTTTCTAATTCATTCTTACACATATTATAAAATTTTAATTGTTACTAAATCTTATCAATTCAAGACCGAGCTGCTTAGCCACGTAGTTCACATGTTTTGTGGTAGTCTTAGACCAACGACCAAGTTCGATCAACTTTTTGTCTTCTACTCTAGCTACTAATGTACTGTACGACTTTGCGTAGTCTACTCCGTCAACTGATACCATTCTTAAATTCTCGTTATATTTCTTAAAGCTCATATTGATTATTTTGATTGATTAAAGATTAGGCTTCGATATGGACACCAAAAATGTAAGAAGTAACTTCGCATTCAAGGTTTAGCATTAAGTCGCCAGGTCCGATATGACGTCTAACAAATGATTTGTCTATGTACAGACCATCTAGAGTGACAGTATCGTCATTCTTAAAAGATTCAAAATAATCCGCAGTCCTGTTCAAGCATCTGCTTCTGAGAGCGGCTGTCAATTGCGGGAGGTTCATTCTGTAGTTACTAAGCATATTCATTATTGATTTGATACATAGTAAAATTAAGACATATTTTTGATATAAAAAAATTTTTTTTGATCTTTTTCAAAAATTGTCGATTGAAAATCAATAAGTTATAACTTGTTGATAATCAATTAGTTATGTAAGTGATTGAAAATCAATAACTTATGCCATTATTGGTTCAAAAGTATGATCATTTGGACACAAAAGACGCTCAGGACCACCGCCAGAATGACCACGATCATCACAGACGAGGCATCTCTTTGTCCATAGACATCTTTATAAACTTTTCTAACCATCCAATTAGCCGCATGTTGAATGCCTGCAAATAGAAATACAAGAGCGATTGTTGCAATAAGTGTTGCCATATTATTTTATTTTATATTCAGTTTCTAAACAATTCCAAAGTGATTCTATGTCGTAGCAAATAGGATTGTTATCTTTATCCCATGCACCAGGATCTTTCTTACTATATTTGCTACCAAAATCACAGTCATAACAAAACCAACTAAACCAATCATAACCTTCTTCTCCATAAATCTCTTTAATTAGTATAGTAATTACTGATTCATAAGGATCTGCAAACTCAACTAAATCTACATTAAGTCTGTACAGTTGATTAGTTACTTCACTTTGATTCTTTAATGTGCCTATAATTTTAGTAAGCGTTTCTAATTTCATAACTTAGAATTTACCCCATTGACTTTTCTTCTTAAGTTCTTCTGCTATTTTAAAGCCTAAGAATATGTCTTTAAAAAACTTTATTATTTTATTTTTCATTCTTTTTCTTTGACCATTTAGAATTAGCTACTAGATCATCCCAATCTTTATATCCTTGTGACTTAGCATATTCATCATTCTTTTTTCTTTGATAAGCTTTAACTGCTTCAGGTTCTCTCATCTGATCACTATCAGTAAAGCCAAGTGACTTAGCACATTCCTCTTCACACCATTCATGTGAACCTATTTTTATTTCAATTGGTAGATCTGTTTCAATTGATTCAATAAAGTCTTCAAATTGTTTTGCAACTTCATGAGGTAGGCTATAGATTCCTTCATCTACTTGATATCCCGATTCAGTTTTTTTATCAAATATTTCAATCCTACCCATTCTGTATTTCTCACCAAACAAACTGAATACTCCATAACCTACGGTTGAATAATAATATCTACCGCGTCTTGCTTTACCATTCACATCAATACAACCTGGATTCATCTCAATGTAATTAGCAAGGTGATCAACAAACTCTTCAGGTGTTGAGTTAGGATAGTTGTACTTAACATTGTCTATGTACCACTTAAGATCTTCCCTATTTACTTTCATTTTATATTTATTTGTATATGCTAAATAAATTTATATACTATTTTTTAAGGTATTGGGTATCTGTATCTTTTCTTCTTCTTGCTTTTTATTTTTACGAACCAACTCCATCTATAATCCACTGTTCACCAGATTCTATTTCACAAGAGATTGAAGTAAAAACATTTTTAGGTTTAAATGAAATGACTTTAATGTGGATTTTAATGGCTATAGCACATGGCGCTAACTCTTGCTATTGTGACATTAAATCCATAATAAAGAAAGTCTAGTCACTTAATCTATGCGTCACAGTAATTATGTTTACTTGTGTTGCAGTATTTGATTCTTCAAAATCGTAGTTCAAACAAATAGCTGATCTAATCACACTATTAATATCAACTACTCTTTCATCAAACATCTTCTCTGTAATTCTAGGAACTTCATCCTCAATACAACAAGCACCACCACAATCTTTATATCTAACCACTTTAGAAATAGTATAGATGTATCTAGTCTTTGCCCTTGCTATTGCCTTATATACTGTATCAATATGTTCAGGCAAATAATAGTCATAGCTATCCAAATAGCAAATGTATTTCAAACCTTCACCTAGTATAGATTGAATAGTCTGATTAATAGACTCAGGATTAGTCTCATAGACTTTAAACTCTTTATTTGTTTGTTGTTCTAATGAAGCCAAACATTTATTTAAGAGTCTATCTTCTCCTTCATGTTTAATTAGTAATACTGCTATCATAGTTATTTAATTTTAATTTCACCTTTAACTAACCAAATTATTGGAGCCGATATCAAAAACCATAACCTCCATAAAAAACCACCTCGAGTATGTAACTCAAACACATGTTTTAATCTTCCATTTTCTACCTTAAACCAGTCTTTTTGTGAATTATTAATAGGTAATTTATATCCATCATCTACTGGTCCAGATGCAAATGGATAAGGTGTACCGTCTTGCATTATATCTTGTTGTGCCATGTTATTTGTTTTCAATTTTAAGTCCACAATATAAATCAAGGAACGCCATTTCGCGAGATGCTATTTTCGAATAGTAACGTTTCTTCTTTTTAATATGCTTAGTTCCCCATTCTCTCCATTCCTTATTCTGTTCTTCAGTCATTGTATACTGTTGGAACCAATTATCAGTCCTACCTTCTACATCTTCAAACTTAAGATCATGACCTGCTATCTCAAACATCTTATCGATAAGTTCTTTAAGAAGAGTTCTCTCTTTATTTGCTTTTATTTCTTGTCTTGTCATTTCACTTTCCTTTTCGGGCCCATGTATTTTTTGTAGTTCCACTTTTGGTTTCCTTGAAGTCTAGGTGTATATTTGTATCCTTTACTTTTAGGATTTAAACAACTACTATTTCTTTTACTTGTTATACAACCTGTAAATAGTATTGATCCTACTATTAACAATAGGATTGTAATTAACTTGGTGTTTCTCATTTTTACAATTTTTATATATATCAAATATATGACATTTCACGGACCAGAGAAATTCTAACTTTTTAGTGAGTCAATCTCTTCTTGTAACTCTACTAGATACTTTGGATCTAAGTCTGTTTTTAATACTCTGCCTATTATATACCTAGTAACTATCTTAGACCTTTCTAGTAATATATGCTCCGGTTCTTTACAACCTGGTTCACCGAATTTGTTTTCAATTATAAACCTAACTGCTTTGATGATCTCTGTTGCTTCTGTTTTCATTCTCTATTTCTTTTCTTAGTTTTTGAATTTCTAATCTATCATTTTCGTATTCGTCGTTTTCGGCCGGTCGATGTCCGTTGATCACAGCTCTAGTTACTCTTAGTTCTAGTTCTATGATCTTAGAGATTCTTGGGTCATTCCAATTCATAGTCTGTTTATTATTTTATACCATAGCTTTCTTAGTATGAGTCTTGTTATTTCCCATATTAATATTATGGTTAGGACTTCTTGTAGTGTAGTTTCTGGCATATTTGTATTTATGGTATTTTTTAGGCCCTCTCGAAAAGTGCCCTACCCGCGGCCGCGCTTACTCGTATCCTTCTAATCCTCTTAGTCCGGAATATTCACATATGTTTACTCCTGTTATTTGATATGCATCCCAAAGATTCTTCATTGCTTCATCTATAAGTTTTTTAATCTCATCATTAGAAGCAGGGTGATCATAACAATATTCATCTATATTACCCATGATTACACACAGTCTATCTGCTAATTCTAGATAGTGTCCAGAATTGTGTTGCTTATAATTTTTTTCCATAATTTTTTATTTTAATTCTTAATGGATAATACCATTCATATTTTATAAAATTAAATAATTTAAAATATTTATTCACATCTTTTTCCCATTGAAAAATATAATCCATTAGTTCACGCATTTCAGTTTCAGAAGGTTTCTTTGCTTTAAACTCTTCTGTATCAGTCCAATAGAATAATCTTATGTCATCCCATATTCTACCTATCCCTTTATCTTGTAGTTCCCCGTATGTAATTATATACGTAGGAAAGTCATGGATCATAAACATTTGTTTCCTCTTTTCTTTTTTAGTAGGAAACTTTATTCCTGAACTATAATCTTCATACCAATAAGTGTACCAACGGCTGGATCCGAAACGACTGTACGCCATAACTTTTTATTTAATGGTTGAATACATTTTTATCTTTGACATTTTATTTACTTCTTCTATTAACTTATTGATAGTTACTTTCCATTCTTGATATTCCTTCTTCTTTCTTTTATCAGGCATATCAGTAAACATTTCTTCTATACGATCTACTAGATCAACTACATTAGGCATTAACTTGTTTTTTATTTGTTAGAATTTCTTGACATGTTTTAAGTACATCTTTCCAATAAGACAAATAATTTGTTTCTGTATTGTCTTCTAATAAACTATTAACAACTTGAATACAGTTATCTCCATATCTTTCTACCAAAAAATTGGCTCTTTCTTTTACTGTCATAATTAATAATCATTTTACAGAATTAACACTTAGTTTACCATCTTCAATTATAAGATATTGTCCTGTTGTATCCATAGTATCTATGAAATAATATCTACCTCCTGTAAATTTATTACTATCTTCTAAATCTAATTTACGCATTTGGGTATGTCCTACAATTTGAATATAGTCTTTCTTTAATCCTTTAGGATGTTTCTTATTTGCAGACATCAAAGCACTCGGTCTAATCCAGATTGGTGTCTGTGTTGTATTATTACCTGTATATTCAAAACCATTAAAGTCAAATGCTTTAGGTTTATATTTAAACATTTCATTTAGATCTACTACAATGTTTTCTATACTCCAATCATTTTCTCCAAATGTTTCATCCATAAATACAGGACTTACACCAGCATGAGTAAATAGATACTCACCAAAACCATAAGCCATTTGTAAATGATGTCTATTCTCATCTATCACTTGTGTAATTGATGGAGCAATTTTATTTTGATAACCACTAGTACCTGTATATCCTACTTCTGGAAAGTAATGATGATCATGATTGCCAATTAACATTACCACTTCAACTTGTAGATTATTTTCTTTATACTTTATAATCTCTTTAAAGTTATTAATCTGCTCTACTCCACTAAACTCAAATGAGTCAAAGTAATCACCAATGAATATAACTCTACCGGGCTTTTCTTGATGAATAGCAAGCTTCCAATTAGATCTTCCATGAGTATCTCCTAATACAACAGTTTTCATTTCCACAACATTTGTATCAAAATTATAACTAATGCAAGAAATAAACAAATTGAAGTCTTTAGTGTTACACCTTCTTTAAATAAAAACCAAGTAAGTGCAATGAATACTATAACTCCAATTCCAAAACCTAATAGTCTTGAAGGCCAAGTTTCTCCATGAAATGCTAAGATAAAATTGTGGACACTTTTCATGAATGCCCAACTAATAGGAAGTCCAAGTAACATAAGAGCCCAACTGTATTTCTCAGTCCAACCCCATTTGATACCGCCTTGTAGTTGAATAAAAGATAAGACTTGTCCTATTATACCATAAAGAACTCCGTAAACTAAATTTAACAAAACCATTTTATTTTATTTTATTCCTCTTCTGTACTCATATACAATCCTGAAGACATATTACCGCCTTCTTCTGCAATGGCATCTTTATTAATTAATTCGTGGATCTCTTTCTTGATCTCTTTAATAGCATCAATGTATTCCTCAAGTTTCTTTTTATCATCAGGAGAAAGGTTAGATACTCTTTCTTTCATAGTCATATTACCTTTAACCGGAATGGTTTCCTCTTGTGGCATTGATTCATCTTCCATCAATGATAAGATTGCTTTGCTATACTTAACTGGGTCTACGTAATTCATTTGATTCTTTCTAATAAATATTTGACATCTTAACAAGTTCTTTGGCAACCTTACTATCTTTAATGACATGAACTTCAAAGTCATTTTTAGATCCTGCTGCCACAATACCTGTATATCTTTCGGCAGTCGAATGCTTTACACAAGAAGTAGAATATCCTAATGCTACACGTTTTGGGTGGATCTCAGTTCCACATACTTTACAATACTTTTTCATAACTCTTGAATTTGTTTTAATAGTTCTGTAACTTCATCAGGTGTCAAATGCCCTCTAACATCTCCATTAGCTACTGGATTGTCATAATGTAGCTTTCCATTCTCATCTAATACAGCAAGCTCATAGAGACCTTCTTTTCCTCCATAACTAAAGTTGTGTCTAACTATGCTGGCTCCGTATCCGTTGCCAAATTGAATTCTACACTGCACTCCATTATAGAATAGATCTTTTATTTCTATAAATTCTAAGTCTTTAAATGTCTTCATGTTTTTATTTTTACCAACTTGATGAATAATAATAAGCTCCTTCAGGATCTAATAAAGCTTCGTCTATTATTTTTACTGTTTCATGTAGATCATCAAAATAATATTCATCATATTCAGTACTACCAAAGAAACAACCACTATTAGTAGGAAGTAATTCAGGAGCTTTATTACCGTCTTCAATTACTTGAAGGCAAAGATCTTTAAGTTGTTGAAGTTGATTTGGAAATACAAAATATTCTCCACAATCATCGTGTCCTTTTTGAATATTATCTACGAACCATTTATGAATAGCATTTGCTTTACGCCAATATCCTATCTCTTCAATTACATATCTAACGCGACTATTTTTAATTGTAGGATGATCTTTACCACCTTTAGTAATAGAGACCTGATCTCTATATTCTTCTTTAAAAAAATCACCTTGAGATATATAAAGTTTTTTATACATGTACATGTCTAATCCCATAACCTTTAATTTTTTGATATGATATAAATGAATATTAGAATTAATCCTATTAGTGCCAATAATGACTCATCTTTTAAATACTTAATGTACTTCATTATTATGCATTTTCTTGTTTAGCATATCTCCTATTGAACCTATCTATAGTGTATTTACTATCACTTTCAGATCCACCATTTTGCCAATTAAACACATCATCGATAAACTGATTAAATCTTTTAATTGTTACAGTAAATTCTTTATCTAATACTCCATGTGAGTTAGAGATTTGTAATGTGCATTTGTATTTGTTTATTTCTTTCACTTTAAAAGCACTTGCATATACATAGTCATAGTTACTTCTACCTATTTGTAATTTTATTTGATGATCTATATCTTGCAAAGTAACATCATTTGTATCCCAATTTGTATGGATATATTTTTTAGTATTTAATTTACAAAAGAAGCCAGCTTTTTTATATTGATTCTTTGCTTCACTAGCGATTTCGCTCTTTGTATTACTAATAGTAGTACTCAAGTCTGAGCACTCTCTTTCCATTTTATTGAGCTCATTATATATCTCAGTAAATGCTGGTCCCCATTCATATATGAATAAGTTTTCTATCTCTTGAAACTTAGCAGCTACGGCTCCAAATATTTGTACATCGGCTAGAACAAATCCGTCTTTTGCCGTAGCTCTAGAACTATACCAACTAAACTCAGCGTACTTAGATCTAGACTCACTTCTATAGTCAGTCATTAGAGAAATAGTACATGAATTCCAGCGTGCATGCTCTTCGAATTTCATGATCTCAATCCTGTCTCTAGTAGCTGATATTTTTTGAATTAAATTAGATACATTTTCTTGGAACCAAGCTAAGATACTGGCATTCTGTGCTTCGTACGCTGGCTTGACTATGTCATTTTCATAGACTTCAATTTCTGACTGTTTTGTCTTGAGCTGTGCTTCTAGAGCTGAGAGGATAACTTGCTTATTCATAACTTTTATTTGTTTGATACATAGTAAAATTAAGACATTCCATCGAGATAAAAAAATTTATTTTGACTTTTTTTAAAAATTCTCGATTGAAAATCAATAAGTTATAAGTGATTGATTATCAATAAGTTATAAGTGATTGGAAATCAATCAGTTATGGGAGGTATACTTTAGGATTAGTTGGTCTATGATCTGTTTATCTGATTGATCAAATGACTTTTTATTTTGAACCTTTTTTACGTAGTCTATATGCTTCTCAACTACTTCTAATTTAATTGCGTAATTTGAATGCTTACCTTTATTTTCAGTAGCAAATTTATATTCGTGAGTGAGGATCTCTTTTAGTGTTTGTATTTTTCTTATATAATTATTTTCAATTTCTTTCTTATCGAAATGCTCTTTAGCTTCCATTGCTTTAACTAATTTATCTCCCATTTTGCCTAAAGAATATTTCTTGTAATCCATCACTCATTATTTTTAACCATGTACTTAAATATCGTTTTCTGTAATTCACGCAACGCTTCAGTATTATCTTTAATAAGTTCTGCTAGTCTATCTCTTTCTTCTGCAATTAATCCCATCATTTCTTCTTGAAGTCTATCTACTTTTTCTTCAAGCATATCATTTTTTTTAACAAGTCTTTGATATTGCATCCATGCAAAATAGCCAAGTAAAAAAGCAAGTATACCCAAAATCCCATATTGTAAAAAATACTCTTTTATGTGTTCTGATTCTGTTACTTGAAGTATAGTCATTATATTAAATTAATATAATAATAAATATTAATAGTAAGGTTAAACTACTTAGTGCCAAATAGTTCTTTTAAGCACTTTTTTGTATCTCTTTTAGCAATTTTTGATGCCTCAATTTCCATAGGATTTTTATGATCTGGTAGATACATTGCAAGTATCTGATAGTGTTTCATGTTTTGTTTGTAGTGTATATATTCGTGGATGATGCTATTCGCTAACTCATTTAAACTATCATTAGCAACTTTGTCTACAAATATAACAGCATCAATCTCATCGTAATATGCTATACATCCTTCTGTATAGTAGTCTGGTTTCTTAAACTCTATTTCTGGAATTGGTCTATTGAATTTAGATTTACCATAAGTCTTTATACACCAATCAAGGATTTGATTTACGTGTTTTCTCGTAGGCTTTATTGTTGAGTCCATAACTATAAGTTTTCTTGTATGAATACTTTTTCTATTCTTTTAGGTGTTATTGAATAATCAGCTTTAAAATACCTTGGCATCTTCTCTATGATCTTTTGGTTACTGTATGGGCTATTGTTTGGAGTGGCCCACTTTCTTGTAGCCAATAATCTATTATAGAAGTAGATATATGCATTAGCCTTTTTTATATAGCTATCTATGTCTACATCTAGACCAAACTTTTTAATAATTCTTACAGACCTTTTTTCATTATCCAATTCTAACTCTCTAGATACTGCCAAATGTTTCTTTATATTAGGAACCTCTTCACCTTCTAACCAAGCATCTACAAGAGGCATACTTGTCATACACTTCTTCCAAATATCTATCTGCTCTATCCATTGCGTGAGGTGAGAAAATTCATGTGCAAGGATCTCTATCCAATCCTTTCTATTCATTGAACAAACAAGAGCCGGAGTATCTTCATCAAAATATCCTGAGCACTTTATATTTCCTGATAATCTAACGTATCTAGTTTTCCTCAAGTCACACTTGACCCCATACTTTTTACATTCAGACTTTACGTATTTGACGAACTCTCTTTCCTTCTTGTTCATATAGATAGGTTTTAGGTCCTATGATAAATATGAACCCTTTAAGTCCTCTATATGTTTGCATGTTCTTTTATTTCCAGAAAATTTAAAAGAGTGACAGTTGCACTCCCAGGTTTTTCCTTTGAGTGTCACTAGATACTTCTTACCTTTTGTACCTTCCACATCCCATTCAATATCCCTTTCAAATGCAGGGTTCTTTCCACCTCTATGAGGCTTCTTGAACCACAGGATCTGATCTCTTGTGGTACCTTGAGGCAAATCTCTTCTTCCATTATCATCTATTAGATAAGGACCTTTCTCGTCTATCCAAAAGAATGGAACTATAAAAGAGTGCACAATTATCATAGGAACTTAAATTTAACCAATTCTAGGATATTTTTAAAACTAAATTCTTCAGTCTGAGGAATTAGTTTAGTAAAGTCGTAGTGTTCATTTAAAGAGTGCTTCCTAGCTTTCTCTTTAGTAAGATCATAAGCACTTCCAAAATTAAATTCTTTTAGCCATTCATTATACTCTAAAGAATTCTTAGGCGTAATTGTTTTCCGTATTCTTAATTTATTCATAATATTATTTTTTATAACCAAATGTTTTTGACATATCATGTCCACGCAAATGATAATTAACTTCAACTACTGACTCTAAAAATATTTCTGTAATTTGTCCAGTCAATCTATCTTCAATCATGGCATGTCCTGTACCATAACGATGATCAAGATCTATTGTATTGAAATATTCTTCGGCTTCTTCATAAGTGTCAAAGACTTCTGTTGTAGTATCCTCATCAGTGTAACCTTCAATAAGTTCTGAATTATGATCTCCAAACTCATCAATAGTTGTAATATAAGGACTTACTGTTACGAAGAACTTATTAGGAAGTTGTCCGTCGCCAATAATTTCTGATGCTAATGCTTTAATTTCTTTTTGAGTCATAACCTTAATTTAAGTGGATTGTTTGAATTTCTTTTGGAAAATGTGGATAAGTAACGATTGGAACTGTTAGAGTCATAACTATTTATTTAATGAATAAAATTGGAATTGAAGGATCTTTTGGAGCTCCATACTTCTTGTCAAACTCTTCACGTGGAATGTATTCGATCTCATTATCATCTATCCACAATACCTCTACAAAATAATCATTTACGCTTAATATTTTCATATTCTATTATTTTATAAATTTTGAGAATAAAATGCAGCATGCGCCATATCTTCATAGCTAGGCATATCGCTATCGCTTTCTAATGCTGAACCTCCGTGCCATTTAGACACATACTCGTTCCAAGTCATACGACCTTCTTCATAAGCGATCTCGTCCTTTTCTTGATTTAAAGGTGGAGCAAAAATAAAGTTCTTACTATCAATAACAAAATTGACTTGACAGTCCGGATGAACTTCTCTAAATACCTGGTGGTTAGCCTCGGCTGTTGCAAAATCGCCTTGAACAGTTATCGTACTGTCAATGATTGTCTCTTTAGTAATGTAGTTAAAAACGAAGATCTTGATGTCCATATTCATTATTGATTTGATACATAGTAAAATTACGACATATTTTTGACATAAAAAAATCTTTTTAGTCTTTTTTTAAAAATTGTCGATTGGAAATCAATCAGTTATGCAAGTGATTGAAAATCAATAAGTTATAAAGTATTGGAAATTAATAGGTTATATATATAAAGAAACTATATATATAAATGGTTACTTTCTGATGTCTATAAATTCGGATCCGTCATCCTGATCCTTGTAGTCTATAAGATCTTGATCTTTGAATAATACGTCTCCGTCTCCTTCTAGTCCAAGCTTTTTTAAATGTTCATAGTAAAAGTCATCAAGTTGATATAACTCTTGTACTTCTTCTTTTATTTCAGGACTATCAATAGAAACTGCTTCTACTTTTTGTAGCATCTTATTTGAGAATGGATCTCCTACATAAAGGAAATGACAATTGTAACAAAGCCATTGTAAATTTTCAAGTCTCCAATCACTCTTCTTTCCATTTTTAAAACTGAGTAGTAGTGGAGCTTTCATGTCCGTTAATCTTTTCTCTGAGAATTTACACGATGAACATTGATATCCAAGTCTACCATCTTTCATTAAAGCTTCTTTGAGCTTTGCTATTCTCTTTGAATTAATAGGTTGACTCTCTTTAAGCATTTCATCTAAGTCAACTTTCCATTTAGAACCTGCAAGGTTTTTAGGTACACCTCTACCAGGAATATTCTTATGTAGTTCGAATAAAGTCTTTCCTGTTTCTTGATCAATATAAGACTTAGCGTATTTCTTATATGTTATATCTGTAATACCAAGCCATCTAGCAGCTTCTTTATTGCTACGACTATTTGCCATAGCTTCTCTAAGTTGCTCTTCTGTTAATTGAAGTCCTTTATTCCACCAGGTATCTGGTCTGGCTTCTTTAGCCATATTTTCTTTTGTGAAGAAACCTTTAGGCATCTAATTTAGGATTTAGTTTGCACATTAAATGCCAAAGATCATATGGGTTTTCAAGTATTAATTCATCTTTGTCATTAACTATTATTGGATTTAATGTACCATCACTATTTACTCTTTCATACAAATAGAAACTAATTACCTCAGTACATTGTTTACCAAAGTGCATATAGATAAGAGCATCTATAACAGTAAAGAACTTCTCATCATAATCTGCAAAGTCTAAGTTAAGATCCGCATACATAATATTTTGTCTGACGTTTAATTCATCTAGACTATTCATCATGTTAAAAAACAATTCTCTTTTCTTATCTACTTCAGTCTTTTTCTTTCTTCTTATTACAGTCTTAGTTCCAATTATAGAGTTTACTCCTAATTGAATTTGTTTAAAATCATTCTCCACTGGCTTTAGTTTTAGTTGTAAATTTTCTGGCCTTATTCTTATCTTGAATTGATTGAATTATATTTTTAATATGAGTACACATTTCATAATTCTCTTCTTCAATATACCATAGTAAACAGGTTTCTAAAGCCTGAACCCAATGGTTTTTATGGATCTCTACGTATTCATTAGTTTCATTTATCTCAAACAAACAAGCATAAATCTTCTTATTAACTATAGCATACTCTATAGAATTAGGTATATGTATTTTCAATAAAGATTTAAGTATTTCAGACTGAGAAACATCTTCTGCTGTAAGGTATTCAGGATTATCAAATAAAGCCCTGACAACTCTTCTTCTTACCATAACTAATTTATTTTATTTTATGCTCCTCCTTTCATGGCTTTAATTAATAACATAGCCACAGAATTTAAAGGCACTATAAAGCCTATTACGTTTTTGTATGGATTACGATCATCATAATCAACCATAACCCCAGAAGCCCCAAGTTTCTTTTGCAGTGCTACACTAATTTCATTAGCCAACATTTGTTTGTCTCTAGGATCTTCAAATTCTTGGTCAATTACAAACTGCATTTTAACTCCAAGTTTAGTTGGATTATCATTGACATCAAACCTGAGTTTATATTTCTTTCCTGCTACAGTTATATTAAATAATGGATTAGCCGCTTTTGCCATTGTTTTTTATATAAATATCTTACAATTTTTTATTTTTTCATAACTGCTATTTGATACCCTTGGGTTATCATACCATAGTTATTATTATGACAATTTAAAAAACAAGCAATTGCTAATTCCGGACTATTTGTTGGATCAAGATTACTAGGATCTTTCCATCCAAAATCATCGAATATTAAAATACCTTTTGACTTTAATAAATCATGACAAAGCACAGCATCTTGTAATACATCCGGGGCTGTATGAGATCCATCTATGTATATAAAATCAAAATAATTTTTCTTGAAAGATTTTCTTAAAACATCTCCAGAATATCCAACATGAATATTGATTTTTTCTTTATGAGGTTCTGTATTTTTAACAAATGTTTCATATAAAGTACTAAAATTAAAAGATACATCAAAATTCATACCCGCTTCATTAATAGATCCTCCAAATGTATCAATTACGTCTATAGTACAATTATTTCCTGTTAAAATATTATCTAGTAAATAATTTGTTGATCTACCTTCAAAACATCCTATTTCTAAAAATCTTAAATTATCAGAACCTTTAATCTTAAATTCCGTAAATATCTGATCCCATATAGGAATATTATTACTAAACCAATCTACTGAATATTTTGCTGTCATTATTCTATATTTAAAAGTGAAAAATCAAATTTTGGATTATTAACTATAATTTGCTCCTGGGTTAAATCTACCATATTTCTGATCTCTATTTTGGCGGATCCTAGTTCATATATTCCAGGTTCAGAACCTTCCAGAATGTCACTTAAACGCGTTATATTTTGTATGAATTCATCTTTAGATGGATCTATATTTTCAAAGTTTACTTCTATTTTTATATTAAAATCTACAGGTTGTCCAACTCTATAAATAGACTTAAAGTCTGTAGTTCTAAATAAGTGTTTAGCTTCTTCCCAACCTTCATTAGTATATCCTAAAAGTGTATTAGCTGGATCTTGTTCGTTACTTAGGATTTGAATTAAAACATCCACCTCTTCTTTTGATTTCAACCATACTCTAGAACAATAAACTTCTAATTGAGCTAAGAACATTGGGTTTAATTGTTTATTGTCTTTTACTACAAGATCTATATCTAATTTTTTTAACTTACTTTCTCCATGATTAAAACCTCCCCATTTTTTTAAGAATCTTCTTATCTCTATTCCGTCTGCAATTTTTTGTAATTCTACTCTTTCTTTTGCTTCTTTATTGTTTTCATCAAACCAATTTTTTCCTCTAGAACTTACACAAGTAAAATGATAAACAACTGGTTTAAATGTTTGTTTTAACTTTATTCCAGATTGAACACATCTTTGTACAAAATCTGAATCCTCTCTAGATCTTCTAAATATAGTATCATAGCCTCCGATCTTTTGCCATGTTTTTTTATAAAAAGTATATGGAGCAAAAAAGTATTCAGCTACTTTATTTTCCTTTACAGTAATAGAATATGAATTCCAATCTTCTATATTGAATTGTAAAGGATCTACGCCAAAATCTTTTATTATTACAACATTAGATGGACCATGAAGTGGTGGTTCTACTCTAGTTGAACTTATTATACAATCATCTTCTATTTCAGATAGTATGTCTATATCATAATTTGGTGATATAACCATATCACTTTGAAGATAACTAACTATATTATGTTTAGCTATATCAACAAGAAGATTGGAGTTCCTTTGATATCCTACTGGCCCTTTAAGTTTATGTGTTACTATTTTTAAATCGTAAAAATCTTTTTTAATACTTTTAAGATATTGATATGTTCCATCATTATCTTTATCTATAAAAACTATAATCTCATGTTCTTTACCAACTAAATTAATTTTTAAAGATTCTAATAGTAATTTAGTATATTCTAAAGTGTTAGCTCCTGTGTTTGTTATAAAACTTATTGGTTCCATTTTAATTTATTATACGTGTTTATTATTCCTTGTTGAAGTCCTACAAATGGTAATTTTAAATCTTTATTAAAACTAGTATACCCTTCAATTGGAAATTCCGATCCATTTATTTTTATGTCTACTTTATAATCATTTAAGGTATTTATAAAATCGGCTATATTTTTTAAGGTTAAATTTTCTTTATAAACGCAATTTATATATTTTGGAGGACTTTCATTTTCTATGCAATAATTTACTACTTGTATTAAGTCTTGCATATAAAAAAAATCCATATAGTTATTATCATCTATTTGCATTGGTTCTTTATTTATATACCTTTTTAAATTAGACTTAATAAATCTTCTATCTAATTCAAATTCATCAAATAATCCATATATTATTAAGTTATAAAAATTATCTTGGCCAGATATTGATGAGCTTATTAATTTTTTACTTAAACCATATGGAGTCCACCATCTATGAAATTCAGCTCCTGATCCAAAATGTATTAATTTATTAAAACATTTTTTATTGTATAATAAATTATAGTACATCATTAGATTAGAGTCTATAACTTGAGAGTTTTCTGGTTTTAATCTGTTACCTCCAGATACTGCACAGTGTATAACTACATCAAACCATTTATTTTTAAAATATAAATTAACACTATTTTGATCTGTTAAATCACAATTTTCTCTAGTTATAGTAGAAACTTCATGTAAATCTTTTAAAGATCTATATAAAGAATTTCCTATATATCCATTAGCTCCTGTTATTAATATTTTCATTGTATCCATTTTATATCTTGTAAATTACCAGGAATAAATTTACCATCGGATCCTAACTTAGCAACAACTTTAGGTTCGTGGAATTCTTCAGGATCGGTAAACACTTCTAATACTGCAGGACCTTCCAAAGAAAGAAATTGTTTTAAAATATCTTTCATCAAACTATGATTTTCTATAGACATATATTTAAGATCATAAGCATTAATAAGCTTTTTAAAATTAGGGAATGAAACACCGCTATTCTTTTCTGATGCTACAAACTTACCATTAAAGAAAGCTTTTTGTGATATCTTTATAGATGTATATCCATCATTATTAAATAGAATTATCTTTATTGGTAAATTATAATGTTTAACTGTTTGTAGTTCGTGTACATTTAAATGTAAACTTCCATCTCCTTCTATACAAACTACAGGTATTTTTGTTGATGCCGCACCAATTGCCGCAGGAAGACCATAACCCATAGGAGCATTTCCTGTATTTGTTATTAGTCTCTGATCTCCTTTAAGTTTTAATACTTGCATGGTCGCAACATTTGCTGTACCGTCACTTGTAACTACATGGTCTGTTGGTTTTAATAGAGATCCTAAAGTTTCTACAAAATGATAGTGACTAACAAAATCTTTCTTGTTTCTATGTCTTTGTAAAACAGTTGGTGTTTCTTTATACTTATTAGAACAATAATCTAACCATTCTTTATCTATAGTATTTATATCTTTATCTATCATTTGTTCTAAAAAGAACTTAGCATCTGAATGTATAGCAATATCTGGATATAACGTTGGTTTATTTAGTTCATTAATATCTACATCCACATATATCTTACACGCATTCTCTGCAAACCCTTTAAAATTGTAACCTGTTTGTCTTACATATAATCTAGAACCCACAGATAAAATAAGGTCTGCTTCAGATATAAGATTGTTTGCACATATTTGTGCATGAGTTCCAAATCTGCCAGCATATCCTTCATAATCGTCATTAATCAGATCATTTCCATTTACTGAAGATATGACAGGTATTTTTATTTTACTAATAAACTTTTTAAGTTGATCTACACCACTTGAAAGTCTAACTCCATTACCAACTATTAAGAGTGGTTTTTTAGACTTGTTCAATTCTTCTGCAACTTTATCTAATATACTATCAGGACACTTAACCTGTTCTGTATCTTCTACTGAATCATTGCCTATTAACTCATCTGGATTTATATTCGTCGATTGGACATTCAGTGGTATATCTAACCATACAGGTCCTGGTCTTTGTGAGGTTGCTAGTTTACATGCAGTATCTAAATGGTATTTTATATCTTCTGGATTATTGACTTGTGCTGCATACTTTGTCATATTCTTTACAGACTCGACTATATTAAACTCTTGATCTCCTAATTGTCTTAGGTTATATAGATTGTTGTAATTAGTAGTCATTTCCTTATTTACTTGACCGCTAATCACTATTATAGGAATAGAATCTAACCAAGCTCCTAATACACCTGTAATAGCATTAGTTCCACCAGGACCACTAGTAACTACACACGCTCCTAATTTATTATGCATTCTAGAATACCCTTCTGCTGCAATGGCTGCTGCTTGTTCGTGATGCGTAGCTATATAATTAACCCCCTCTATATTGGTTAGGGAGTCCACTAAGAATATACAACCACCACCTGAGACTGTGAATACTGTATCTACTTGGTAATTATCTTTAAGATATTTTATTACATAATCTGATAGACGCATAAATATTTTTTAGTGCTAACTGTAATTTTTCTTCTGATTCTATAGGAACTATTTTAGGATCTTTATCTGTCAATAGAACCATATTTATAGTGCCTGTATTTTTCTTGTCATGTTTTATAATAGAAATAAGATTGTCAAAATTAAACCAATCCTCTTCTATTTTTTGATGTTTTATATATGGGTAAATTAAATCAAATAATTCTGATTCTTTATTTAAACTTAAGAGTCCTAAAAAATTAGATACTTTATTTGCTATTAATATACCAAACAAAACTGCAGTTCCATGAGGAATATTATAGTCAGAAGTAGATTCTAAAGCGTGACCAAAAGTATGACCAAAGTTTAAAAATTTTCTTTCTTTCTTATCAAACTCATCTATTTGTATGATTGATGCTTTATATGAAAGTCCATCATATATCATACTAATTAAATCAATATTATTTTTTATATTACCTATTGTGTTTTTTAAGATGTTAAATTTAATTAACTCTCCCATTCCACTCAATTGATCTTCATTTGTAAGAGTCTTAATAAATTCTGGGCATATTAATATATTATTAGGAGGATAGAATGTACCTAATATATTTTTTACTGATTCAAAATTTATAGATGTTTTGCCGCCTATACAACTATCACATTGAGATAATAGAGTAGTCGGAACTAGATCATATTGTATTCCTCTACAATATGTTGAACATACGAATCCAACCACATCTTGAAGTATTCCTCCTCCTATAGCAATTACTTTACCATTAGATTTTATTTTTCTTTTTATTAACTCTCTGAATATGGTTACAGATCCGTCTAAAGTTTTATTTTGTTCAATGCAATCAAATAAAATAGAATCTACAGGAAGATAATCTTTATATAATTCATAGACTTTAGAATCCACAATTACAATACCGTCCTGTATAAATTCTTGTATATCAGAAACTTGATTATAGAATTTAACAGAGTACTGTCCAAACTTAGATTTTATATTTAAGCTACGCATGAATAACCTCCATCAATTATTATATTTTGTCCTGTTATGTATGAATTTTGAGTGGCTAAAAAATAAACGAAACTAGCTATATCATTAACTGTTCCTAATTTATTAAGCGGTATATTTTTCTCTAAGTCTTTTATCTGATCTTCTGTATTATTTTGTTTTGTAAGATCAGTTAAAATAAAACCAGGAGATACTGTATTTGCTAATATACCATACTTTCCGTATTCTGATGTTATTGATCTTGCTAGTGATTCTAAAGCAGACTTACTTGCAGAATATGCCGCTCTCTTTTCCTTTGCTATATTAGACCATATAGAACCTATGTTTATAATATGACCACACTTTTGATTTATCATATATGGTAAACACTGCTGGATTATTTTTAAAGGAGAATAGTAGTTTACTCTCATGACCAATTCTTGGTCCATGTCTCTAATAGTATTCAAAGGATTTATCCCTGCATTATTTATAACAACATCAAAGTCAGTTCTGTTTAAATTAAAGTCTTTAGATAGATCTAGTTCATCTCTATTAGGAGCATACACATCATGGCCATTAATACTAAATAAGGTATCTATTCTTTTTCCTATTCCTTTAGATGATCCTGTAACTAATACTTTCATTATTTAAAGTCTATAGATTGATTAATTCTATCTTGAATCATTTTAATTCTATTGAGATCATAATTAGCATTCATAGTATAATATTCATGCTTTGCCATCAACCATTCATATTCAAACATCTGCGCTTTAGATAGCGCCCTAGATAAATTCTTAAGCGTTATTGATGGATCAAATATTGCATATCTAGTTTCAAATTTATCTAATAACCTTTCTGAATTTAGTTTTTTAAGAAACTCTAATGACTCTACAGATACCGCTCCACCTAGACAAGCTTTTAATCCTTTTTCTTTTACTTTAGTAAATACTGATTTTGTCATTTCAAAAACCTCATTACTATTTACATAAGATCTATCTTTTCCCATTGAAGAAACTAAATCAACTCTACCTACTGTAATAGCATACAATGTATCTGCTTCTTTCATAGATAGAATAGAATCTATGTTTTCCACTGCTTGTTTTGTTTCTACATTAATAAAGAGTTGCAATGATGATATAATATCCTGGGGGAGGGTTTTATTGATCGAGTCTACAAACTTTTTTAATGCAAATCCTGATTCTACCATAGGAGCAACTACGCCTTTCACTCCTATAATTGATAAATCTTTCATATCTCTTATAGCTTCTGGCCCTCCTATTTTAAGATTGAGTTTGACTTTTGATTGATTGCAAACTTCTTTTAATCTAATTGTTTCATTAAATGTAGCTCCTTCATCTTCAAAGCTTGTCTTAATTCCTATTAGGCCGTCGTTCTCTACAAGATCAGTTAGTATCTTTGAACATTTAAATTCTCTAGTATTCATAAATTATTTTTTGTGTATGATTATAGTTCTATAAGCGTTTTGTATATCTTCATGAATATCTATTTGTTTAATATTTTTTTGTAGATATTCTGATTCTTCTTTAGTTAACCATTCAGATTCAACTATATTTTCATTTTTTAATTTTTTTATGAATTTAAATGTTTCATCATTTCTTATACAGCAAACTGGATATCCTTCTTCAGTTACATCTTCTAATATGTAATAACCTCCAGGTTTAACGTATTTAAATAAATGGCCAAATGATATTATCTGATGTTGGTGTATATGTGAACCGTCTTCTAAAATAAAATCAAAGTTTTCAGAACCAAATTCTTTATACATGTTTTCAAAATCTGATCTAACACTCTGATCTCCTTTATAAAATTTAACTCTATTTCCTAATTCTGTTTCTAAATGTTTCATATCCGCTATATCAAAAGTATAGATAGAAGCATTTTTAAAATACTCATGCCACATTCTTACTGAATGTCCTCCTGTTGTATGCTCCATGCAGATTCCTACTTCTAAAAGTCTAATAGATTTATCTTTCCATTTAGATAGGTAATTTTCATATATTGGAGCATATCCATGAACCGTTACATGTCCATATTTTGTTCCTTTATCTGTGTTATGCTTGTTCGCTAATTCATCTAGTGTTATCATACGTGTATTTTATTTATATTTGAATATTATTTACCATATAAACCTATTTCTATAATAATCAATTATTTTTGAAATTTCTTCATCAAACTTCATAGTAGGTTTCCAACCTAAATTTTTTAATTTAGAATCATCTAATGCGTATCTAATGTCCTGCCCTATTCTGGAATAAGATAGATCTAGATATTTTTCAATATAATCAGATCCATTAAATTCTTTTATAACTTTCTTTACAGTGTCATAATTTGATTGTTCAAATCCCCCGGCTATATTATAAATTTCATTTTGAACGCCAGACTCTATAATTGTTATTACTGCTTTGGCAGTATCTGCTGCATGAAGCCAATTTCTTATAGGAGTTCCGTTATTATGTAACGATATCTTTTTTCCTAAGTGCAACATTTTACAAGACTTAGGAATTAACTTTTCTACATACTGTCCAATTCCATAATTATTGGTTGGTCTAACAATAACATAGGGTAGGTTATATGTTCTAGCCCAAGCAAGTATTAACATATCTGCTGCAGCTTTTGTTGCTGAATATGGATTAGATGGTTTTAATAAATCGGCTTCTGTATGTGTACCTTTATCTATATCTCCATAAACTTCATCTGTTGAAAAGTGCAGAAGAGTAGGTTTTCTATTAGATTCTAATCTATAGTTTTTAATTAGCTCTAATAAATTATGAACTCCATCTATATTAGAATGTATGAACTCATCACTACTTACTATAGAATTTCCAACATGGGTTTCTGCTGCTGTGTTTATAATATAATCACACTCATAAAGAAACTTCATGTCATTAATATCTATTTTTTCAAAAGAAAATCTATCAGGATATTTTTTTGTGAATTCAGATAAAAGATCTTCATTGGATGCATAAGTACACTTATCTATGCCTCTTACATACCAACCTTTTTCTAAACAAGCCCTAGTTACATAAGATCCTATAAATCCTAAACATCCTGTTACATAAACTACTTTTATCATTTTAAACTATTTATATCTTTTATCCAATTATTTAAATTTTCTATTTCTAATTTACTAACAATATTTTTATTTTCTAAAGATGAATATATTAGTAACAAATCTTTTTCTATAGAATCATTAGGCAATTTTATTTGATCTAATAATTCAACTACTTTAGGAATGTTTTGATACATTGATATTTCTCCAAGAAAATCTTTATAGTAGTCATGAGCATTCCTAATTTGATAAGTATTTGGAGAATGAAACCCTAATCTATATCCATGATCCCACATTATTCTTTGAGCAATGTAGCCTCTTAAAATATCTGTAAATCTAAAGTCAACAGTTATAGGTATATACATTAAACTATAAAGTTTTTTATTCCATAAAGTACTTTGAGTATTAAATGGAGAATATGAATTAGGAGAGATTACAATATCTTCATGATCATTAAACTTAATATGTTTATTTATTATAAGTCTATATATAGCATCAAAGTCAGAATCACCATCTATAATTCCTTGCCATACTCCGACATTATAATCTCCATCTTCTTTTGTATATTGTTGTATTTTATTAATATAAGGTAAATGATATCCTCTAGGCCACACATTTTGATCTGTAAAAAAACTAAATGGATTAATGTACTTATCTCCTAATATTGCTTTATCACATTTAAAATCTTTTATACCCCAGTTTTTATATGGAATAGTATCGTCATCAGTATCATATACATATTCAGCTCCTTGACCAATTGAATATATATATCCAATGTTTTTTCTTGAGTAATGGTTGTAAGGTGTAGTATTAAATATATTGAAGCCTAAGTCTTGTTGTTCTTGTACTGTTAAAAATTTTACATTCTCGTGTTGATAAGTAACGCTTTTTAAATCTCCAACCACAACTACTTTCCAATCATCTATCTTACTAAACTTTTTTATGGCTTCAGTTACTCCATTAATTGACGTTACAACTATATAATTCATTCTATTTATTTTTAATCCAAACTCTGTTGTGTCCACAAGCAAATAAATGTTTGTAGATATCTTTAGTATCGATATGATCTCTGATTGCAAGACCTACGTCTAAGTGGCCCGCAAACCCTTTATGATTAGGACCTAAGTTTAATAAGCTAGATGCATCATCCATGACTAACAATCCACCTGGTTTTAGTATCTCTGTGGATAAATCAATGTCACTTACAACTGTTTCATAGTCATGACCACCATCTATATAAACAACATCATACGGTCCATTCTCTTTAGCACCATTCTTAGCATTTTCATCTGTAGATAGTCCTTCTATAATAAATGTATTATCTATAGTTAGTCCTAAATTATGATAGAGAAATGAAATGGCATACTCATAGTTATCTATATCATACACAGAGTATTTATCTCCTGTATTATTTAAGGGTGTTAATCCATATGTTGATATGTTCAGTTCTAATTCTTTTGATACGAGCTGAGATAAAGCTAATATAGATCCTTTAAATACTCCGATCTCTAGAAACTTTCCTTCTTTTGGCATTTGAGAAAAAACTAATGCCCACAAATATCGAAAAGCTTTCTCTCCATATCCTAGTTTATACTTAGCAACAATTTCTGTGTGGTTAAATAAACTGTCATAATCATTTACTTGCTTCTCAAAATAGTCATACACTGAGGAATTATTTTCAACTGTATCTATCCAATCTTTAGAATACTTTATAAAATCTTCATGTAATTTATTTTTGCTTAGCTTCATAATAATCTCTGTGTTTATTTGTTAAGTATATTTTATTTCTCCAGATAATTTCATTATAACTTTTATGATATTCTTTATCTTGGTTTTTCTCCTCTCTAGTACCTCCCCAATCTAACTTACTAGAGAAGCTTGCACCAAACACGGCATTTTTATATCCTAGTTTATTTAATCTTATACATAAGTCTAAATCGTCATGGCCAAATGGAGCTAGGTTTTCATCAAAATATCCTACCTTATCTAAAACTTTTTTCTTTATGCATGTTGGGCTTTTTATTACAATCTCAATAAAGCCAAACTCTTTATTATTCATTTCAATAAAATGATCTAGATTCAATTGTTTCCAATGTCCATCTGTTGATTCTATAAATGAATGCTCACAAAGAACTCCTTGTTGATCTAAACTAGTTAGTAGTCCACACCTAAAGGAAACGTATCCTAATTCTGTATTTTGATTATATAGTAATTCTATTATTTCATTTAGATCTGGTTCTTGTAAGATTACATCATCTTGGAGTAAGAATATAAGATCTTCTTCCGAATGTTCTAATGTTTCTATGTACTTAAATGAGGCATTTAATGACAATAATTCGTGAACATCATCTTGATATATTTTATGGATTACATACCTAGGATCTATAGTCTTAGTAAATTCATCTATAATAGATTCAGAATTATCTGTGCATCCATCTAAAACACAAATTATATTAACTTTGTATTCTGAGTCCTTTGTGGAGTTAACTACTCCTTCTAGAACTTTTTGAATTAGATCTTGTTTATTATGAATGGTAATAATGTAAAAAGAATTTTTCATTTATTTAATTGTTTATTTTAATAAGTCTGCTACTTTCCCCATTTTAGAAAATGCATTTATAAGATTCTTACCAGTTAATGGGAGTGACTTTGTAAGAAGCAATAAAGTTTTTTGATCAATTATAAACTTATACTCGTCTTTAATAATCACAGGTTCATTTAACTTTAATTTATTTTTTATATAGTTTATAAATGTATTTGGATTAGTACCCCAATTTATATTGCCTATTCTTATTATATTGTAGTTTTCATAAGATGAGTCTATTAATTCTTCCATTTCTTTTTTATGCTGAAGGTATCTATTTTGTGATTTATTAACTTCATCTATTGAAATAGAACTAAAATAAAATATACACTTACTTTTATCTTGTTTTAGTAACAAGTTTTTTTCTCTTTGATATTCTTCCTCTCTCTTTTCATTACTATTTGAAACGCCAGATGCAAAGAAAATTGCACCTTCTCTGTCTTCTAATATTTTTGCAATATCTCCACTACCTACTATCATACCTAATTTAAAATTTATATTGTTGAGCTAACTTTATTTTTTGCTCTTCTAATTTGGTGTCATTACTTTTACTAACCGTGTCTTGATGATCAACATAAATACAAAGTATATGAGGAATTAATTTAAATTTAAGACCCATTCTTGACATTCTTATCCACATTTCCCAATCTCCAATAATGCTGTATTCTTTAAAATTAAATAATCCTCCGAACAAATGAAACGTTTTTCTCCATAGTGGATCAGGTCCAGCCATACATGCAATATGTGTATGGTTATGATATTCATCTGGGTATTGTTGTATAGGTTTTGAATATATGTCTATATCTGCTTCTAATTCTTCAGGTGTTACTCCTACATACCAATTATATACTAAGTCTAATTGTAAATTTTTAGATAGGGTATCATATTTGATTTTATTGTTAAGAGGGAACCTTAAATCATCTATATTCCAATTAGTAACATACTCAGCTGTTGCATTTATGATCCCTAAATTCCATGCATGATAAGCTCCAAGCTTTTGATCTTCTTGTATGAACCTAATATTAGATAGATTTGCATACTTATCAAACTTGTTAGACCATTCACTGTAAACAATTATAAATTCTATTCTATTAAAATTTACTTGTTGTTGTATATTATTAAAATATGAGTCTATAAATCTTTCATATTTATTTAATAAACCAATACCTGTTGCTACAGATATTAAGTACTTTCTTTTTAAACTACTAGAATAATCTTTATATAAAGGATAATCTAAATTCCATCTAGATCTAAATATAAGTGTGTTCTCTCTTATATTTAATTTATTATGAGTTAAATGAAAAGGTATTTTATTTTTATCTATAACAAAATTACAATCTTTTGTAGGATCATCATGGTAGTTTAAATGAAGCCCAAGTTTTCTAGCTTGTATACTATATAGAGTTTGATCTTGTCTAGCAGTTCCATATCCATTTGGACATGTCTTATCATCAATAAAGTTATTGATATCCTTTGTTAGTTCATAGACTGGGAGTACATAATCATCATACAGTTCTTTGGATATACCTTGAAAGCCTGCATCTATTCCAAATATGCTGTCTTCTAAGATCCAATTATTCTCTGGTGAATTTAGGTTTTGGCTTTCTATTACATGCTTTGTAGTCATCCATTTTATAGAATGCCCACAATCAAGTAGAAGGTATTTATTTTGAATAATATGTTTGAATATATTATTTATGGGTTTTAATACAGTAGTTCCAGCATCTATATAAAGTGTATATGGTTGATGATCTAGCGCGTCTTTTATAACTACAGGTTTCCATGAAAATGCTCCTCTAGATAATTTAGTTTCGCTAGTTTGAATAAGTTCTAATATCTGAGGGTTTGTCTTTTCTATTTCGCATACTTTTACTTTCTTTATATTTTTTAATTCACTTTTTTGTTGTTCATTAAAACCGAGATTGTATACACGAATCTCTACAATATCGTAGTAATTATGCTTATGAAGACTACCAATCATGTTTATAAGAATAGGATAGTGTTTTTCATCTGCTGCTGTACAAAAATACATTGGTACACTATCATGAATATTGTAACCCCAATCTCCTAAATTAGGTATATTATATTTTGCAACATTCTCTTTAATCCAATCTACTCTATAGTTATTTGAATTAGGTATATCTTCAAATATATCTTCTCTTATCTTTAGTTCAAAATCAAAATACTCTTCTTCCCAATTAAAGTTGTTTACTGATTGATCATATGCGGTAGTACCTGCTACATCTACACCATACTTCTTATTATTGATATAATCAGTTACCTTCCAAAAGTATTGTTTTATAGCTACATAGTTCTTATCTAACCATTGTAAGTGGGCAACAAACAATTTATCTATAGCAAGTTGATTTTTAGGAATAGGAAGATGCGTTGAATGCATCTGCTTTTTTTCAAACTGAGGTTTACCTGTATAAGAACCTATTCTATCTTTAATATTGTTTTTCCAAGGCCCGTCTACTCTTATAGTGTTAGATGATGTATACTGGATCCAGTTTAAATGGAAAAGTGTATCTGGATTTTTATCTAAGATCTCTTCTAATTCTTGCTTGGTTAGAGAACCATCTAAGTATTCATCAGCATCTAAACAAATTATTTTATTTGAATATTTTAAACCTTCATCAAACAATTTTTGTCTTACATTAGTTTCTATAGTTAGTTCACCATCAAGTTGTTCATTTTTAATAACATTTAAAATGTTATATTTTTCTTTTACTTCATTCAAATATTCTTCTGTAGTATCTGTATTAGTATCTAACATGAATACAAAGCCATCAGCGTACTTCTTCCAAATAGGAAGTAGTTCTTTAATAAGAGTCAACTCATTTCTAACTAATGTTATTTGTATTATCATAAAGTATTTAATATTTGATTCATACTATCTTTCCAAACTTCTAAAGAATAGTGCTTGTGATAATTTTCTTTGGCAGTTTTACTACAGTGTTCATAAAATGTTTTATTATCTCTTAAAGACTCTGCTAATTTTCTAGCATATCTAATATCTGAAACATTTACTGATAAATCTGGATGGCAAACGTTTTGGGTATCTACTTCTGCATTACCTATACAAGGTATTCCAAAATATGCACAATTAAGAGAAAAAGTTCCAGCAGCCACTGTTGGCATTAAATGAACTGCATATTTGAAAGTAGATAATTGTTTCATCCAATCAAGCCAAATTAATCTTGGTAAGTGATTTAGATTTTCCATCATTGGTTCTTGATTTCTTTTTGCATGAGAATCTTGAACCCATATTGGATTATTAAAAATCGATGCTACTGTATAAGATTCAAATCCTCCATACCATCTTGCAAAGTTTCCTCCAATCATTGTTTTATCTTGATGGTCCGGTACTATATCTTGTAATAAGCTTTCTATTAATAGGGTCGGTATTACATTAACTTTTTTTCCAGGAAATAATCCAGAATAATAATTACTATCATATGAATTATGACAAAATATTGAGTCACAACTCCATATCATATTTAAGTAATTTATTTGATCTTCTACTTCATAATCATTCCATAACCAATGAGGACCTTCTTGAATAAAATGTACTTTTTTATTTAATTGTTTTAATATTCCTATAAAATCAATTCTTAATAAATCTGATACTGGATTTTGTTTATTAATTAATTTGGATCCTACAGAATTTAAATAGACTTCGCCTTTAGGAAATATTATAAAAACATGATCATAGTCTATTACTTCTGATATTTTAGTAATATTAAAATGATCAGCATTTAAAGCAAACATCCAAGCAAATTCAGTTCTCATATTTGGATAGTTTTCTGCAACTTTATCTTTTAAAGGTAATTCACTAATAAAAGCTATTTTCATTTTCTAATGTTTGGATAGTTTAATATAAAAAACTCTACTGACTTTTTTAATCCTAACTCTAAAGTAGTAAAATTAAAATCACCTATTATATCAATAAGCTTTTTATTTGTTGAAGGTTTTCTGTGTTGTCCATTAGGTTTATCTGTTAACCACTTAATTTTTCCTTCAAAACCAATATATTCAACAATAAGATCTACTACTTGTTTTATTGTATATTCTTGAGGATTAGAAATTATAATGGGATCAGTTCCTTCATATTTCTCAATTAACAAGTCTATAATGTCCGTAACATCTTGAGAATATATAAACTCTCTTAATGGCGATCCGTCTCCCCATACTTCAAAGTCTGTCTTGTTTTGTTTGGCCAAATAACACTTATGAATTAATGTAGGAATGACATGACCATTTTGAAGATGGTAATTATCTTTAGGGCCATATACATTACATGGTATTACAGAAAAATATTTTGTGCCGTATTGTTTATTAGATGCCTGTATTTGAATATCTGCCATTCTCTTAGCATAGGCATACGGGGCATTTGAAAAGTGGGGTTCGCCTTGATGAATTTTAGATTCATTTAAAGGGTACTCAACTTTATCTGGAAATACACAAGTAGATAGGAAACAAACTAACTTGTCTACATTAGCAAGTCTTGATTGTTCTATTACATTTGTGTTCATCATTATATTGTGATAAAAGAAGTCTGCAGGATATGTCATATTTGCACCTAAACCACCTACCATAGCTGCTGTATGAATAACTATATTAGGTTTATTATCACTTAGCATCTTTTCTACTTGTGTTTTATCGATTAAATTATAATCGTTAGATCCTACTTTTATCCCGTCTTTAAAAGCTGATCCTATAAGTCCAGTTCCTCCTGTAATTAATTTTTTCATTAAAATACTGTATTTAACTCAAACTTCCAATATTCAATCATTTCATCTAACATAGTTTCAAAAGTATATTTAGATTTCCATCCTGTTGATTTAATTAATTTAGTAGCATCTCCTTTTAAATCATTAAGTTCTTCAGGCCTTAAATACTTTTCATCTATTTTTACATGATCTTGATAATTTAATCCTAATTGAGTAAAAACATATTCACATAGATCTCTAACCGAGTGAGAAATTCCTGTTGCGCAAACAAAATCATCTGGTTGTTCTAGTTGTAATATTCTCCACATTGCTTCTACGTAGTCCTTTGCATGACCCCAATCCCTTGTTGCTTCTAAATTACCTAATCTTAATTCATTAGATTGTCCATAATATATTCTAATAGCTTCTTTTACTACTTTATTTGTAACAAAATTAGTACCACGCCTTGGAGATTCATGATTAAATAAAATTCCATTTGATACAAATAAATTATATGATTTTCTATAGTTTTTAGTTATATTATATCCAAATAGTTTTGAACATCCATAAGGACTAACTGGGTGCATTGGTGTGGTTTCTCTTTGAAACCCATCTTGATCGATAGAATTTCCAAACATTTCTGATGAAGATGCTTGATATACTTTAGCAGAAGGTAAAACTTCTTTTACAACTTCCATTAAATTTAATACTCCAATACCAGTAGCATTAGCTGTATAAATAGGTTGATCAAATGATATTCTTACATGGGATTGCGCAGCTAAATTATATATTTCATCAGGATTGATTTTATTAATTACTCTATATAAAGAAGAAATGTCTGTCATATCTGCATATTCTAGATTATTTTTTATCTGAGAATATATAGTGTTAAGTCTAGATGTTTGATTTTCAGAAACAGAATTGCGTTTCAATATACCGTATACATCATAACCTTTTTCTAAAAGAAATTCTGTTAAATATGCACCGTCTTGTCCATTAATACCGGTAATTAAAGCTTTCTTATTACTCATAATTGATTAATAAATTTATTAAGAATAGTTTCTATATAGTCTATTTTTTCCTTATTAATAACAGGAGATGTACCTAAAAAGAATGTATCTGTTGTAACTTTTCTTGCGATAGGGAATTTTTCAATAACTTCTTTTGGGTCCATTAATCCTTCATAAGCAGGTTGTAACATAATATTACCTGCAAAGTAAGGTCTTGTTTGTATTTTATTTGATTCAAAGAATTGACATATATCAGATCTTTTAAATGGTGCAGTATCCTTTAATGTTATCGGGAATGCAAACCAATCTACGTCTGCTCCTGGTTGTGCTTCGTGTAAATGAAAATATTGTTCATGTTTTTTAAAGGCATTAAATAAATTCTTATAGTTTTCTCTACGAAGTTTACCTATTTCATCTAGTTTTTCCATTTGAACTAATCCTATTGCAGCTTGAAGTTCAATTGGTTTTAAATTATAACCTATTTCTTCATAAACATATTTGTGATCAAATAAATCATTAGGTAATGATGGTAGCCAATTATTAAATCTACAACCGCACGATCCTTTCTCTAATAGATTTTGTTTACCTATACAATAACAACCACGACCCCACTCTCTAAAGCTACGTATAATCCTTTCTGTATGTTCATCTTTACATGCAACAAATCCACCTTCTGCCATAGTCATATGATGCGCTGGATAAAATGAACAGCTTGCTAATTCACCAAATGAGCCTAAAGGTTTTCCTTCATAGAAAGATCCTAATGCGTCACAACAATCTTCTAATAAGATTAAACCATACTTTTCAATAATTTCCATAAGCTTTTTCATATTAGGAGGATTTCCTAATACGTGAGCAAATGTAATAATCTTTGCATCAGGATTATTTATACATACTTGTTCTACTTGATCAAGATCTAAATTAAGAGTTTCAAGTTCAATATCAACAAAAATAGGTGTGAATCCTACTTGTAATATAGGATTTATAGTAGTAGGAAAACCTGCAATTGGTGTAATTACTTTTGTACCTTTAGGTAAGTTACGACCTCTTTTAGAAGTCGTAGCTAACATCATTAATAAGTTTGCACTAGATCCTGAATTAGCTAATAGTCCATAGTCTTTACCAAACTTTTTAGGGAATTTAGTTTCAAATTTATTAGCCTCTGCTCCTAATACTAACCATTCTGTAAGTAGACTTTTAACCGCCGCTACATATTCATCAGACGAAAAATAAGGCCCTGCATATTGAACCCAATCTTTTCCTGCTTCCCAACTTTTTTTATAATGTTTTTCTTCTATATACCTTTGTACTAATCTAAGGATTTCTTTTTCTGTAAATTGATATCCTTCTAAATCTTGATACATTTCTGTTTTTGTCATAACTATATTGTTTCGTATAAAGCATTTTGTCTTTCTTGTCTTTGAATATCTTTAGGATGAAATAAACAATATTCTTCCATTTGTGGTAATACAGAGTATGTTTCAAATCCTTCTAAGCGTTCGTGTACTTTATTTATCCATTTAATCTTGCTATTGTTTTTCCATATTCTCCATTGATAATCTGGAAAGTTAACCCATCCTTTATCATTAACGCTCCATCTCCATTGACCTATATGTTGTGCAGTTAGTCCTTCAACTGTATTAATCCTAGGTACTAAAAGTACATCAATTGTTTGATTATATTCTAATATATCTGCCAAGTTAGCAATTAAATGTAAATTAGGATATTCATCTGCATCTATTTGGAAGATATAGTCTTTAGTACAATGCTTACTAAGATTATTTTTAAATGATGCAAAGTCTTTATTAAGAGGGAATTCTATATAGTCTTTAGCAATAGATCTAATCTCCTCAGTCGCATTAGAGTCTAATTGGATAACTATTTCATCTTCTTGACGTATATTATTACGTAAAAATTCTAATAGGAATAATAGTTCTTTGTGCTCGTTACAAGCAGTTATAGCATAACTAATTGATGGCATAACATTTATTTTATATCATAGAAGCCAATATATTCACAAGCTTCAAAATAATCTTTACCAAAACTTTTTAGTGTTTTAGAATCTGATTTATACTTTTTACCTTTAAACTTAGGTTGTTCTTTTTCTTCTTCAGTAAGTTCTATACTTTTAATGGAACTCCACTCCCACTCTTCTTTTGAAGTACCATTAGCAAATACTGTTCCTTTACCTTCTATATTAATTACATTAGGGTACCAAACTCTACCTTCATCATCAGTTTGTTTTATATCTTTATATAGTTCTGGAAGTTCATTCTCATACTCTTCAAAGTTAAATTCACTTTCACGCATCAAATCATTTGTTTGAAAACCGCAAGATAAACAAACATAAGCTTTGTGAAATTCATTTACAGGTTGAGTGTAACAAGACTCAGGTGCTTTACACTTTGGGCATGTTATTAAATTATCAGTCATTGAGTTGTTGTTTAGTTGTGTAAGTAATATTTGTTCCTGATGGTAACGAAGTAGCGTCTGTTCTTCCAGATATATTTAAAACGCCAGTCCCGCCTACTCCTATAGAAAAGTTTTTATTATCAGATACTTTTTCTAGAACTTCTTTTATTCTATCCCATTGTTTAGGTGTAGGAGCAAAATCATTACAAGCTTCTACAAATCCTTTTAACCATATTGTAAATTCACTTGATGTCATTAATCTACTTTTTTAAGTTTGGGAAGTTCTATTTTCTTTAGTTGAGGTAGTTGAATAAGTGCCTGTTTTGGTATTTTATCTAAATAAGTAGCAAGTAAATTTTTCATTTCATTAAATGAAAATTTAGTTTTAGATATATGGGATTGTCTTTTAGCAAGTTCTTCATACTTAGAATATTTTTCATAAACATTTTTTAAGTGGGTACTTGCTTGAACGATATCTGGATTGAACCATTGGGATTCTGCTAATATCATATTTTGTACTTGTGCAGATGGATGAACATTTTTTAATTCTCCACCAACAAAACAACAAAATTCTTTATCAAGAAAATCTACATGCCCAGACCAAGCAGATACTATGATTGGTTTTTTGCTAAGTGTAAACTCTAATAAAGGTCTACCAAATCCTTCACCTTTAGTTAAATTAAACATTGATTTAACTTTAGGATGATTATAAAGATTATTAATATCTTTATCATCTAATTCACCATGAAGTAAATAAACGCTTGGTAAATCTCCACCTACTAAGTTTCTAATAGCATCTATTTTTTTAAGCATTTCATCACGATCCATTATGCTAGATCCAGCACCAGATGTTTTCATTATTAATGCCGGTTTATTTTTCTTATCTTTAAAAGTTTCAAAGAAAGTTTTTAACATTAAACTAGTATTCTTTCTATCTTCGCCTAATTCTCCTTGAAGCCAATGACCTACATAAAGAAAACAAAAATCTTCTTTAATTTCATCTAATTCAAGTACTAAATCTGTTTCTTCAAGATCTTCATCTTCAATATGAAAATATTTATTTAAATCTACTCCTTCAAATAAAACTTCTATAGGCTTTTCAAGTTTAATTATACCAAGAACTTGATTTTGTTGATCTCTTTTTTCAAATGTAGATTGCTGGAATACCTTTTTTGAATGTTCTGATGATACTAAAGTTATATCCATTTTATTCACTCCTTCTATCCAACTAGCATCACAAATTGTAGTTTCAATGCCAGCAGTCAAACCTATATTATATTTTCCAATAGGTTGAAATTCATTTGGAACAGTAATTTGAATCCAAATATCAGGTTGTTTTGGTAATTGAGGAGCTTGTAATATTAAAGGCTCTAACCAATTACATTCTTCTTTATGATCTTTAATATATCCCCAAGGAGTAACTCCCCAACGTTGAGATATAATTTTAATATCATAATCGTCTTTTTTTAATTCGTATAGAGCTTTAACAAAATCTCTAGATCTAGCACCATAACCTGAATATGTGTCAATAGGACAACTAATTACGCACAACTGTTTCATATTAATAAACTAAAGGGTGTACAATTTTTTTTCTTTCTAATTTTTCTGTTTTAATTAATTCAAACTGTTTTTTAGGTTTGAATGTATTAATAGTTTGATTTATAGTAGATATAACATTATCGCACATATGCGCTGCACTCATCATAGATTCCTCAGAAAGAACCCACTTTCTAGCAGACATGCCTCTTTCGTTTCTTTCACTAGGAGACATATTATAGCACTCTTCTATTGCTTTAGCTACATCTCTAAAGTCGCATCTATCATCATAAATGTATGGAGTAGGTATAGATCCTACAATACTTATATTACTAGGGAATACAGGTATTGCCCAATCTCCATGTTTTTTATATCTTCCAAAATGGTTAGAACAAAATTTATTATCAAAATCAATCCATTTACCATTTTCATCTTCAAATCTCATTTGATCTTGCATACCTCCTGTAACATTACCAATAATCATTTTACCACACATCATGCTTTCTGTTAAGGATAGTCCCCAACCTTCATTAGATGATATTAGTGCAGTTACATCAGACATATTGTAAAGTAAATTTACATCTTCTGCATTAAGTCTTGCATCTGAAAAATATACTTTTTGGTATTCTGGATCACACACTAGATCTATTACAGCATTTAAATCTGTTCCATTTTCGTCTGCTCTTTGTGTGTGCATTAATAATGCGCATTTCTTAGCTTTTTCTTTTCCTATTTTATCACAGAAAGTAGCATACGCAGCAATTAAATCAGACGTAGATTTTCTTCTAATATTTCTAGCATTGTAAAATACAACAAACTCAGGTTTAAAATCACCAAATATTTCTTTTTTCTTTTTTTCTAAAGCTTCATTTTGGCTTTGCATAAATTCAGTAATAGGATAAAATATCTTTTCGTTAATTCCATGAGGAACATATTTAAGAATTTTTCCTTTTACTTTATCTCCTAATACCATTTTATTGATGTTAAGAGTTTGCTTTGATATTGCCATTAAAGTATCACAAGAATCATAAAATGATTGATTATAAAGTGGAGCAGGAAGATCGTCCCAGATATTTAAATATATCATAGGTATTTTTTTCCTAATTTCATTTTCCATTTGAAATAACCAAACCCAATATCTAGGATCTGTAAAAAACATAATAGCATCTGGCTTTTCAATTTCTATTAAATGTCTAACTACGTCTGGAGTTCCATATCCATTCATTGGATATATAAATACAGATGAATCATTAATACCCATAATCCTATTAGTATCGGCAGAAATATCTAATTTTTTGCCTTGATCAGGATGATTAATTGCGCCACCTACATTTACCCAATTAAATACATGTGAACTTCCTACAACTATTTCTCTAGCCATTGTGGAGATACCACTTGTCATTCTAATATCATCACATAGAAAAAGTATTTTTTTTCTTTGTGCTTGAGGGATATAACCATTTATCATATGTAACTTATTTTATTGCTTCAATTAAAGTAGATCCTGTGTAATGTGTGTTATATTGTTCATGAATACTTTGCCTAAATCCTGAATCTGTAAGATACATATACATAGCTCTTTCAACTATATCTTGTAAATTTATTTTAGTCTTAACAGATGTTACTTTAAAGTCTTCATATAGAGTCTCCGGTATTTTTACCGATGTTATAACTCTTTTTGATTTATTTATCATATTTTCTTTTATAATAAATATACAAGAATATACAAATAAATATGTAAATAAAAAAATATTTTTATGGAGTTTTATCACATAAATCAGGCTTATTCGTATAAGGACAGAATTTACAATTATTGATATTTTTTGTATAAGATCTTTCCTTATTATGCTTAGCATTAGGATTGAAACACTCTCTTATAAATTTAGAAAAGTCTTCAAATGCATCTTGCACTTTTTTCTTTCCATTAGCAGGTATAAACTCTTGAACTCTATATGTTGGATAATCTGGATTAACGAATACTTTTCTTTTTACTATAAAAAATTTAACATCGATCTTTTCTTCTGGCACATTCATTGCCTTGGAATAAAACCTTTTATATAGAAGTATCTGATTGATCTTAGTTTGGTCTTTCTTTTCATAATCAGACCATCCTTTAGTTGATGTCTTTATATCATAGATAGTATACTTATCTACAGCTTTTTCATATATTATAAAGTCTATAGATCCATTCATAAGAACTCCAGGAATATCATCTATTACTGGAAGTAAGATAGGAATTTCTATACCAACTAAATCAGATGTTTTTCTAGAAAAGTATTTAGATCTATTCTTTTTAAACCATTCTAAAGTAGCTTGACCATCTGCTAAGAATTCTTTTAACTCATCTTTATTGCTAAAGTGTTCATTCTTATTGTCTACTAAACTCTGTTTATAATTCTCTATAAGTCTGTCTTCAAGAATCTTATCTAGATCAAGTTCATCTGCAGCTTTACCAGACTTTTCATACATGAGTTTGAGATACTCTTGTATAGTTTCATGCATTGCAGTACCGTATACTAAATAGATAGACGGTTTAAATGAGCTCTCTTTCTTTATATAAGTTAAATACCATTGGTATTCACATTGCTTATAAATAGAATATTGAGAATATGATACAGGAGTTTGAGTAGCCCAATTGATGTTTAAATTAGGTTTAGGCATTATTTCTTTTTACCTGTAATAATAGATTTGATTTTCTGAAGGTATAGAATAGCATCCATATGCTCTTCAATTGCAGCTTCTATCCACTGTTCTAATGACCAATCTTCACGATCTAAGGTAACTCCATATTTTTCTTTACCTACTCTAGAACGATCTATAAACTTATCTACTATTGAATCTACAATAGAATCAGTTTTAATTACTATTCTACTATTAGAATCATTATACGTTGTTATTGTTCCGTATATATCCTTATTCTTGCTCATTAGTTAATTCTTTAGGGTAAAAGTCTTTGTTAACATGTCCACATTTTGTACATACAAATGTTGCAATAGGAATGACTCCATCTTGCATTTCACCTGTCAAAAACTTACTGACCCTACGAAGCATAAGAGCTTCTTGAAATGTTGTATTAGAACACTCTTCGCATACTACTGATGTAGTCTTTTTTAAGTCTATGTTGACTTTCATTCTTTGATCCTGCATATTATTTATTTTTAAATAAGTCTTTAAGTTTTTTTGCTGGTATTATCGTGTTGTAATTATCATCTATTAATGGAGCCCTCCATACTTCATAAGCAATCCATAATATAGCTACTATAAATAATACTAAAATCATAATTTATATTTTTTTAGAGCTCCAATAAATTTCTCTTACTTTACCTCCTAATTCTTGATCATTAGGTGTTGAATAAATTAATTCCTCACTAATAGTGATTAGTCTTCTACTACGTTCTTGGCTACACATATGAGGTTGATAACATCCTTGACCAGCACCTTCAACATATCCTATTCTAGTATCAATGTGATCATTAAATCTGTATGGTGTATCTTTACCACACATTACGCATTTGTCAATTGGGTTGTTTTGCATAACTATTATTTTAGTACCTGAAGTGGGACTTGAACCCACACGAGCTTTTTCTGCTCACAAGATTTTAAGTCTTGCGCGTATACCGATTTCGCCATCCAGGTATATTTAATGCTGTCAGGGGAGGAGTCGAACCTCCATGCTGCAATTCAGTATTAGACAAAATAGCCGGCTTTGTGGTCAACCCATATCTAAATACCTATCTTGTTTTTCAGCGCCCACGAGACGAGTGGGTGTGTATGCCGTGTAGCTACTCTTTCACCACCTGACAATGATTAATAAACTCTGTCTTTTTTTTCTTGTTTATACTCTTTATACTTTCTTACCCAAGTAAAGCTAACATCAACTGCCATCAATACTGGTGCCATTACTAATATGGCTAGTGTTTCTAATGCAGGAGATGCATATAGAGGATCTTCGTTTCTTTTAGCATAGCTAGTATACATTTTATATATGCAGTAAATTATGCTGATAATGTAAATAATTAATATCATAATGTTTTATTTATTTAAATATAAGAATGTCTTTTGATATTGATATAATCTATCTTTATAGTGATTTATTTTATTGATTTATAAAGATATTTATTCTTGTACTATAAGGTACATATTTTTAACTTAAATCATTAGAAATGAAACAAAATGAATTATTAGGTCTTATCAGACATGCTCTTACTTTTGTTGGCGGTATTATCGTTGCAAAAGGTCTAATTGATGAGAGCCTATTCCAAGAAGTACTTGGTGGTATTATGACTTTAGCTGGTGCTGGTTGGTCTCTTTGGGAGAAGAAAAAAGCTGCTTAATTAAAAAGACTTTATTTAAAAAAAGATAGCCGGTTTCTACCGGCTTTTTTTATTAAAAGGCTACTGTTCTTTAACTATTTTATTTTTTGTTTGTTAATTTAGTTTCTAATTTATCTAATCTTGAATCTAATTGTGAATAGATGTCTCTTTCAAAACCATCAATTCTTGAGTGACAATGTCTATTTTCTTCAGCTATTGACTGATAGACTTCCGCGAATCTTCGATCTGTCTCTCTCATTAATTCTTCTGTTGTTTTTTTCACATTTATTACCTTAACGAAAGCGTAAGTAGCAACTATAGCCAAAGCTATAACCACAACAAATGCTATCCCTAAAACGAATGATAGTGTTTCCATGTTTTGTTTCTCCTTATATGTCAAAGAACAGTAGCCTTGTTGACCCTCTCGGGCTTGAACCGAGGACCCACAGATTATGAGTCTGTTGCTCTAACCAACTGAGCTAAGGATCAATAAAAAAAAGGGAAGCTATTTCTAGCCTCCCTATAAATTGATGGGAGTAACGATTACCCATAATCCATGGACAGACCCCTTTTCACCCATAGTCCACAAAGATGATCAGTCTAAGTGTTAAGACTAGCT